TCGCTTCCAGCTTTCGCATCACCAACGTTCCATCGTGTACCCACCGTGGGTACCCACGGGCACACTCAGGGGCGACGCGTCGTATTCCTAGCGTCCCCTTCGTGTACCACCCAAGGAACCATCAGGGGCGGTGCGTCGTATTCCTAGCACCCCCTTCTGGTTCCAATTCCGTTAGGCACCCCACTATTGGTACCCCATAGGTACACTCGGTCGCACATCCTGTACCAACCGGTGTGTCGCTTATGGTAGCCACCGCCTTGCTCGCTTCCCACTGGGAAGCAGGCGGTTGATTCACAGACCATAGGACGCGACACACACGGTACACCGACCGTGGAACGTACACTGAATGGTACAGTAAGTCCATATCCTGTACCACCTAGTACGTATCGCACGGGCGTTCGCCCGTACAAGATGCACCATATGGTACATTGAATCCACTATTGGTACACGCTATGGTACACGCAAGGAATCAACACCCCTATGATACACCTTGCATGGTACACTGTACCAGACAGTGGGTACCCGAAGGGATGAATCACCTACTTTCTCACCCTTCTTTGGCACTCAGTGGTACACTGATTGGTACCCACATGGACACCCACCACACGTTCCGCCTTCGGCTTCCAAACAATGTGATCCCTAGTCGGTATCACAGGCCGTCAAGGGGCGGTGCGTCGTATTCCTAGCACCCCCTTGACAATGGATTCCGCCTTCGGCTTCCGACTCATCGACACCCTGTTCGGACTCGCGTTTTGATTCCACACCCCTGACTCAAACTTCGTTTCCACTCACTGAATCCACGCATCATTCCTATAGTTAACTAATGAGCCAAACGCTGATTTTACTTCTACTACGAACCGTCATTTCGACACCCCTTCTTGCTTCATATATGAACCAACACGGTGTATCAAAATCGCTTATACTGACTACAAAATTTGCAGTAGAAGCAAATACACCACTCGTTTCCGCTATAGTTAACTATAGATTATCCCCGTCATGATGCGGTTCGTGGCACGTAGAGATGAGTCCAACAGGTGAATCACCAAGATGAGTCTAAAGAGCATAAGGGGTGGTGGCTCCAAGACTCGTTCCGAGTCTTGTCGGTCGGCATAGCCGACACCACTGAAAACAACCTTAACGGTTGTTTTCACTTTTGCCAACTTCGTTGTCAAAAGCCCTTACTTCGCATCCTTCGGATGCTCGATTTTGCTCGCATGAGCTCGCAAAATTGCTCTTGTCCGTCTGGTTCCGATGTGACTCGTCACACGGAGCCAGACATACGAAACAAACGGAACCAACATCCTGTTACCAGCACCTTGTTTCCCTTCGTTTCTCAGCGATTGGCTACATCGACTGGTACACAGAGTTTCCCTCGTGAAACTCTTGAATGTTCCGTCGGTGTATCCAAACCCGAATCCAAGGATACTGTTCCACTGGAGAGCAATCCAGTGGAACACCCATAATGAATCCGAGTTTGCCATAAGGACAAACTCGTTCTTCATTATGATCCACATTTGGATTCGTTATCCGAAGCCATCGTCCACGTTCGCCTTATGGTTGAACGTGGTCTTGTCTTCTCACGGTCTAACACGGATGGTTGGAGTATCGCTCGCTCTACTCCGAACCAATGCTTCCATCATAGATACAGATATGCGGAATCACAGTGTTAGCCCCTTATAGGTGCTTATCAGCACCCTAGCCATTGATTGACACAGAATCATTGTTGCCTATAAAGAAACAATTTTCCGTTTACTAGATTCCATCAACCCACTTCTGGAGTCGAACTACGGCAAATGTTTCAATAAACTAAAACAAATTTGTCATCCGTTAGGAACAAGATTATGTGATTCAATGGTTAACGGTACTCGCTAATTCGAGATTCTCGTTCCAGAGCGCATTACGTTCGCGACGTAGGTACCGTATAGGGTTTCATTCGTACCCCGACCCCCAATGTCGAAACACGAATGATAACGTCCTTCATTGTGTGAGAGCCAACTTCTTACAGTTTTAAAAACTTTTCTCTTTTTAATGAATTGATTGCATGATGTAGATATTTCTCAAAAAACACTTCCAACGGAAATAGCTAGTAAAATTTTCTCTTTACAAATTTCTTTTAACATTTTGAAAACACAAATTTTATACCCAATCACACAATCACAAAGGACGTTAAATCAAGGAACTACTCTAACGGGTAGTTCTTTTTTATTCTAAAATCATAATACATAAAAGAAAGAAGGAATCACTATGACACACAAACTAACACCTGACCGCACGTTAGCGATTGCTAGATACATCGTATCGCAACGACCAAAACAGGTTACGAAGTTGCATCTGACATTGTTACTCTACCATATCTATGCTTATCAACTGTTATGGTACGAATCATCGAACGTGAGTGGTCAGTTCTACCCTAAAAAGGAAAACAAGAAACTATTACTCTACCATAAGGAACTCGAACACTGGCTACAGCGAGTACCAAATGGACTCACGTTAGAGTTGAAACATTTCCCTAATGATCCAACAAACGTTTCACATTTAATAAAACAAGACGTAACAGACGTGCTTCAAGAATACGGAAAACTCACTGAATACGAACTCAAGAATCTCGTTCAAGATTCATATCCATTGAAAAGAGCCAAAGATAAGCAAAACAAAAGCACATCACATTCGCCTGTTGTCGTTAGTGCCAAAGACGTTTACGATGTTATGTTGGCATCTACAATGAACATCACCATTGTAGATATGTCTTCATTATCTAACCGAAAGCAAAAACAACTCACTCGGTACCATCAAAATAGAAACAGAATCAAGAAACACATCATGTAAGTATTCAAGTGATGTTGTCTTCTGGACTTCGTCACACCTAGCGGTGTCGGGCTGGTTTTTGACGGAATAGTTCTTATTCCCTGTTTGCGAAAACGGGATTGGACAAAAGGTCTTATTCTCGTGTAGAATAAACACAAAGTTGTTTCATTTACGAAACAACCTTTACAAAATTTGAAACACCAAGGGGGAACGACATATTATGTCTAAACATTTAAGAAAAGGTGCTGTCGCAACAGCACTTGTAGGTCTAGTATCAGTAGGCCAACAAATCCATGCGGAAGAAGTAGGTTCTGTTACACACAGTTTCACGAACACTACAGAAGAAGTAAGTCCTACGACTGAAGCTGTAACAACTACTCAAACAGAAGCGGTAACAACGACTCAAGCATCAACAGAAGCACCCACTACCGCTACACCCACAACAGCAACACCAGAAGTTGCAACTACTACTTCAGAAACAACGACGACTGAAGTTTCAAAAGAAAGCGTAGAAGATGCTCGTAAACAATCCAACGAAGCAAACGCTAAAGTTGAAGCTCAAAAAGAAGTTGTGACTGAAAAAGAACAAGCAAAAGCTGACGCTGACAAAGCTGTTGCTGACCAAGAAAAAGAAGTTGCTAAGAAGAAAGAACTAAAAGATGAAGCAACACCAGAAAAGATTGCATCTGAAAAAGAAAAAGCAAAAGAATTAGATACTAAAGTAGCTGATTCTAAGAAAGCTGTTGAAGATGCAAAAACAGATTTAGCTTCTAAAGAAGAAAAACAAAAAGTCGCTAAAGAAAAAGCTGATGCTCAAGAAAAGAAAGTTCAAGATGCAACAGCAACGCGTGACCAAAAACAAGACGCTGTTAACAAAGCACAAAAAGCGTTAGACGGCACTGATGAAGGTAAAGCGTTAAAAGCGTTAGAACAAGCACAAGCTGTTAAAGAAACGAAAGCATCTGACGTTGCTACTAAAGAAACAGAATTAAACAAAGCAACAGCACACGACAATGAATTGAATCGTCAAAAACAAGAAAATGCTTCAGAATTAGCCAAAGCTAAATCAAACAAAGCAACCGCAGACGCTACATTAAAGAGCGCTACTGACACAAATACTCGTAACCAATCAGCATTGACTAAAGCACAAACAGATAAAACAAATGCGGAAAACGCGTTGAAAGAAGCTACTAAGACTGATAACTTCTTCGATGATGCGAATCCACACGTTCGTGAATATTCACAGTTAATGCGTGAAATGTACGGTGGCTCTCGTTCATTATCTGTTACTGAGTTCATGACTAAATACAAACGTTTAGGTGAACTAAGTAGATTGATTAAACAAGAATTACCTTACAAATCAGATGAATCATTATCACGCGTTGTTGACGTATTAAACATGTCAGAAGCTGACAAACTACGCTTTGAAAAATATGCAGAAGACTTACAAAACCAAGTACGTGACGTATTCGGTAGCGGACGTTCAGTATACAACAAAGAAATGCGTCGCTTTACTGAAGAAGTTGCTCGTGGTTATGAAGCTGACCGTCACAGCGTATTCGGAGTTTCAGCAGAAGCTGACCGTTTACAAAAAGCTGGTGCGAAAGCAAATGAAATTCCAATCGGTCACGATGCGTATGCTATCAACCGTGTAGCGAAGAAATATGGTTTACCTGTAAGTAAAGGTCAAAGTGAGAAAATGGGTGGTCAATATTACGAAAACCTATACACCACTTCCGACGCTCGTACTAAATTGACTATAAATGAAATTTACCAACGTATCTTCAATACATTCTCAGGATTCATGTTCAATGGATATGAATACGACCATGCGAAATCAATCGCTGACGTATCAAGTACAACAAAAGCTGGAGATACTAACTATGCTGGTATCGCCTTTTCTGTTACACCAGATACAACAACAAACGGACGTAGAAACGAGTTCCACGTACACGTATTAGGCGTGAAGAAAAGTTTATTAGAACACCGTACTACACCACGTGAGCGTGAGTTCGATACATCTGTTTCACCAAATCCGATTGATACGCTAAAAGCAAACTTGAAGAAAGCAAACGATGCGTTAACAACAGCGCAACAAAATGCGAAAACTTCAGCAGACGCTTTGAAACGTGCTACGGATACAGTTAAAGATTTAACAAATCGTATCACAGCATTAACTGACCAAAAAGCTCGCTTAGATAAAGAATCATTCTTAGCACCTAAAGCTCAAAAAGCGTTAGAAGATGCAAAAGCTGAATTAGCAAAAGCTGTTGCTCAAGTACAAACAGCTCAACAAGATGTAGACCGTTACCGTGCTTCTATCGCTGAAAAGACAAAAGCATTGAATGAAGCAAAAGCTGAACTCAAAACAGCTCAAGATTCATTGGCTAAAGAAGAAGCAGAACGTATCGTTGTAAACTCAGCATTAGATGAAGCTACTAAGGCTGTTGAAGACCAAAAAGCATTGATTGCTGAATTGACTCAATCACACCAAAGTGCTGTATTCGAAGTTGAAAAACAAGCGAAATACATCGAAGATTTAGAAAAAGCTGATGAAAACTATCAATCAGCCGTAACTAAATTAGAAACATTGAAAACTGTTGCTGAAAAAGCTGACGAAGCCTTAAAAGAAGCAACAAAAGTGTTAGCTGAACTACAAGAAAAAGCAAATACATTACAAATCAATGCAGACGACCTTGAAGCGAAATACAACGCTCAAGAAGCAGAAAAAGCTCGCTTACGTCAAATTGAAGAAGAACGTATTGCCAAAGAAAATCGTTTAGCTGAATACGACCGTATCATTGATAGTGTTGAACCTGTTTCAGCAAAAGAATTACCAAACACTGGTGTTCAAAAATCAGATACTACAGTGGCAGGAGTCATCCTAGCCTTGTTAGGATTCGGACTCGTACCCTTCAAAAAGAAAAGCAACAAAGAAAACTAATTGATACACTTGTTGCAACAAGATTGACACACTCTCGATAAGGAGCCTTCGGGTTCCTTATCTTTTTTTTTACATACAAAAACACCGAGCTATTCAGCCCGGTGTTTCTTTTTTTTTATTCAGTTCCATTTGTCCAACTCACGTCGAAAGGTTTAATCAAGTTTTCTGATGCTTCTTTAGCCGATACCTTTTCTGTAAGTGTCGCAGTGATTTGATACCTGTCTGTACCGTTTAAGTCCGTACATGTAATCAACGTTAGTAACTTCTGATTCGGAACATCGTCGATAACATCTACTTGTGTCGGGTGAATCTGTTTCACAGATTGAATGGTATACACATAAATGTTTTCCATATCCGTGAGATACACCTTCATCCCTTCTTTTGCTTCCACAAGCGGTGAAAACAGAATCTTCTTATCACCAAAATAGTTGTGACTCGCAAGAGCGTAGTTCCCTTCACCCATCTTCTGATTCGGTTTCATCGTTCCAGCCCCTGACGACAGTACATAATTAGATACCCCTTTGAAGATTGGTAACTTCATATTCAAATCAGGAATCGCAAGTTCCCCTAACGCGTATCGTCCACCTTGACCACGGTTCTTCGCGACGTTTTCTAAACTTAACGGTTCCACTTGCGAGAAATCAAAATTGACATCTTCTTCGAGTGCGTCATTTTGTTTCACTTGTTCCGCGGTTAATCCACTCAGTACTTCGTGACCGCTTTGAGCATCCTGTTGAATCATCATTGTTTGTATCGGCTCAACTAACAACAATAGTGATCCAATCACTAAAAGAATAAAAGCCAACACATAACGCCAATATTGTTTCATCCATTGTTTCATAATATAGAATCATCCTTTCTGTATTTTGCATTTTAAGGTACCATAGAGCGATTTTAACTCATCTAGGTCTAATTACCCTAGTTTTGAATTAAAATCGCTTGAGTCTAGGTTATTTTTCAAATTTCCTACTGTTTACTCTGTTTTTGTCCTAACCTAATGAAATACAACAGGCAACAAAATCCAAGTATTAAAATCGGCACCGCACCATAAGTAGGTGATACCAGTATCACATGGAACAATACGTAAAGCAAGAATACAACTCGAAGATTGAATCCTGTCCATACAAATACGAAAGTAGCCACAACACCTAACACACCGTAAAACAGACCTAAGATAGGCACGGATGCGTGATAAAGGAATCCGTAAAACAAACCAACCAATAACATCGTTACCCATGTTGGTAGTTTTTGTAAGAATTGAATTTGTATCAAATAATGCGTCAGAAAAGCCATGAATACAGGATGCCCTAACCCAACAAATGTATACAACCAAATGTTATCCCATAATGATTGCGATTCTTGAATCAGTGTTTGGTCAGGCGTTGTAATCGTCACCCAACCAATCAGGAATAGGATTGCTAGTAAAATCACACTGATAAGAACAGTTACGAAAGTACACATCAACGCCACAATCCACGTGTAGCCACTTGTGTACGATGTCTTCAGTAACAATCGACGTTCTGATTCGTGCATCCCATATTGTAAGACACCTATCACAAACATCAAATCAATCACGGTCATCCCTAGGTTCCAGTTCAAGGATGGAAACACCTTGAACGTACCATAGGACATGAATAACCACCATACAAACAATCCTATTGATGCAAACTGGTCTTTCAACCGATTCGGTTTCTCTGTTGGATTGAAAAATCGTTTATCCATCTATTCACACCCCGTTTCGTCTAAGTCGCCAATAAATTGTAATGTCCAAATATCATTGAAACAATTCCATTTGAGTTTTCCGTTTACGACAAATGTTTCGATTCCTTTTTCAAGCAACTCTTGAATCACGCTTCCGCTTCGCCAGATAAGGATACAAGCACCACTCTTAGTAACAACCTTTGTTGTTTCCCCGTCTTGACCTAAGTATTGAATCGAATCCACGTCTTCCATGTTGAAACGACATTGTTGCGTAAATTCAGTGAATCCTTTACCAAACGGTCTAAAGCTACGAATCGCTTTGTTCATATCACGTAACGTTTTGATTGTAAGTGGAAATTCTTCCGTACCAAAAATCACTTCTGGTTCTTCTTCTTGAATCTCAATCGTATCCAAGGTATCTGAAACATCTTTTTGTAAGAACGCTAAACAAGATTCAAGCTCAAAGCGATCTTCAAATCCGATACCAAATGCCCCTTCGTGACCAGCGATATGAAATCCTTCTCGTGTCAACTTCGTGTTACATAGATACCATTCAGGTGAACGCCCTGAACCATGATACGTGTTCCCGTCTAGTGATACCACAAATGTTGGCAACCCAGTTTCTTCTATTTTCTTTGTAGCAAGTAACCCTAAGATTCCACCCGGTGCTTGACTGATATAGATGTACGGTGCGTATGGTTGCAACTGTTCGTTCATTTCAGCGTAGTACTTCTTCACTAACAACTTACGTTTCTCGTTCAATTCCATCAACTGACTAATTGCAAAATTACTCTTAGCTGGATTGAAGAATACGTCATACGCAATAGAGATTGGTTGATTCAAGCGCTTGAGTGTATTAAACATCGGTGCGATGTAAAAACCAAACGTATCTTCTTCGATAGTATCTTGAATCTTCCCAGATTCATACAACGCTTGAAACAGATTGTATAACCCATAAAAGGCACTCACAAATGTATCACAGCCATGGATAACCTTCAATAAGCTGTAATCTAGCGTGCTGTAGAGCATGTCAATCGTTTTACCCGGTTCATATAAGGCGTTACAAAATGATAAACCATCGCGTAATAATTTACGGTTTTCATAAAGGACTGGCATCATATCGGATACAGTACCTAGACTTGCGAATACACGTAACAACTCGATGTTATAAATTTTATCAATACCACAATATTCATTTGCGTATTCATATAAGCATTTCCATAATGTGTAAGCCCCACATATGAATGGTGTTTCGTACATATCATCAATACGGTTCGGGTCTACAATCACGTCCGCTTCTAGCTTATCTCTATCTTTTTGTAAGTGGTGGTCTGTTACCAATACGTCGATTCCTAGAGATTTCGCATAAGCAACCCCTTCGTAACAAGTGATTCCTGTATCACAGGTCAAGATTGTTTTCGTGCGTGGATATTGCTTTAATAAATCGTCAATCGTTTCCAGTGTGAATCCATATCCTTCTTCTGGATGTGGTTCATAGACAGCTACATTGAATCCTAATTCACTGAGTCCAGCGTGTCCGATAACAAAGGATGAAATTCCATCCATATCAAAGTCCGGCAGAATCGTCACTAATGATTGCGTCACGTAACACTTATGTAAGGCTTTGACTAATTTATCAATGTCTAATAATTTATCTGTCGTACTTGTTTCAATTTCATCTAAGTATTCTGGCGTGTATCCACGTTTATCCATCAAGTACATACGCATTTCTTCTTTATTCATCGCCTTCCCCTTCCTGAATCAATGTGATTCCTAAGTTTCTTCTAGCTTCTGTTAACCAATTATACACAGTAGCTCGTTTCACATGATATTTCTCAGCAATCTCACTCGCTGTCAATAATTGGTTATGGTATAAGTCAATCAATATTTCATCTTTCGGTCTTTTACGTGTAGACCGACGTGCATAGGTTCTAAGATAACCCATCATTAAATCCCCTTTCTTATCTTTCTATATCATCATATTAACATAAGTTGGTTCATAAATCAAGCATTATATAAGATTACACCTTAAAATAGTAAAGGCTACAAATGTAGCCTAGATAGTGGCTGAGAACTCGTATCCGACAATCGGATAAAAGAGTGTATCAGCCGTAGATGATGGTCATGTACGGTTTTCATTGTTGCAAATTGCCTGTCCGTTTATCGGGTAGGTAATTTTTTATCCCACAACGGAATCAGTTATCCCTTAAATTGCCCTACTAATTAAGGGATAAAGGATTCCACAATACACTGAAAGGAAGGAAAGTACAATGAAAAAGCTCAAGTATTATTTGTCGATAGTCATTACGATTCTTTGCGTACTCTATTACTATCGAAAACCACTGATACAACTGTATCACCAGTTTGAGTCACACCAAACAACAAACACCCCGAAGGTGAAAACAACAAATGTGACATTATCCCCTGATGATTTCAACGTTACAGATCTGGTCAAGACCTATCCGAACTATACGTATCAAGTGGATATAGCTGAAGAAGACAAAGCAACGTATCAACAGTTGTTTCAGTCGTTGACACCAGACGTAGCCGTGTTTGAATCCAAACCAACCAAACAAGGGGATGCCCCTATTCGTGCAACCGTGTTATTGAATCATACATCCATCACACGACAAAAAGGAAACCAACAACATTTCGATAAGAATACGATTGGTTGGACAAAGAATCGTGAAGTGGTTATTCATAACCCTGTATACAAAACTTATAAAGGGCATTTTTGGAACAGGTCACATTTAATTGCAGATTCGCTAGGCGGTGAAGCAACACCAAGAAACGCTATCACAGGAACAAGACCACAAAACGTTGGTGGGGATAACAACAGCGGTGGGATGCGTGTACCAGAAGTACGTGCACAAGAATATATCGAAAAGCATCCGAAAGCATTATTGTTATACGACGCTGTTCCACTCTACTTTAAGGATAGCGATTTAGTACCTTACGCGGTTCAAGTAACATTATGGAACGATGATATTCAAGAACGATACATCGTTTTAAATATCGCTTACGGTTTCGAGATTGATTACGCGACCGGTAAATACCACGAAGTCACAGTGGACTAACATTGTGAATGTTTGAACGACGAACGGAATACAAACTACAACTTTTCAAAAATAAATATAGTGTATATATAGATTGGAACAAATGTATGAAATTATCGTTTATTTTATCGAATAATTTTGTACAAACATCATATCTATACATACCTTCTTTTAAAAATAATTCTTTTATATATATTGTAGTTTCTGTATTCCATCTCATCTAAACCCGCGTGGTTGACACGTTTCTACGGAATACAAGAAAAATACCATTTGTATTCCGTTTTGTCTGACTTTCGCGTGGTTGACACGTTTCTACGGAATACAATTGAAACTACAACTCATGCAAAAATCATCATTTTCCTGTCAAAAATGATATAGAATGATATACGGATAGATAATAATAGATTTTCGAAATCTAGTAAAATGTAGCATCAAATGTTAACTTTATTTGAATCGAGAATCTTAGAGATTCCGTATTTTGTTATTCTTCTAGAGTTAACATTGCGTGCGAAAACGACTTTTTCTAGGGATACCTAAAAAACCTTGATTATAATTGCCATACCAAGCCGAATCACGATTGTGAAAAAGGTAATTAGTAGGGAGTATTTTCTCGTAGAAACTTAACATTTCGTCATTTTCGTGCGACGAAGAACATCTAAAATCAAGTGTCAAATACTAAAATCGAACTTATCTTTCGGAATAAATCCTAAAACGGAATACAGAAATTGTCTATTTTTTCGATTCACAAACTGGATTTGTATTCCGTTGTATCCAATGTTGTATCCCGTGGAAACAGCGTTGTATCAACAAGAATCGACATTCGACTACAAATCATCGCAAAACCAGTTGTATTCCGTTTGTATTCCATTTGTATTCCGCTTTTTAAGGTACATTGTGAAAGATTTATCAAAGAATCACCCTATTGCAGAGATTCTCGTCTTCTGATACAAACTTTATGAAATGTAATATTATACCTATAATATTACACAATGATACAATTTATGATACATATTGATTGATTTATGTTTCGTAATAGTATATACTGTAAATAATCGAAAGAAGGAATGGTTACATCTTTGTGAAAATCACGTGTTGGTTCCCCTGTTGGAACAATCAGCGAAATTCACAAACTTGATGTTTTTAGACCAAAAAAGAACAAAATTCAAACACTCGTCTTTTGCATCATATCAATCCTAATTGATAAAATATACAGATTGTGACAAACTTCACTCTTTCGACCTAAAATACACTGAAAGGAGATTGTGAAATAAAATGGACACTGTAGCAAACACTGTTAAATCGGTTGGAAGACCGTCTAATAAACCAGTAAAACATATCTTAGAAAAGGATTTAAAGAGATTCCCTTCTATTCAAGGGGTTGCTAATAAATATAATGTGACAGAACATACGGTACGTGCATGGATGCGTGAGTATCAATTAAAAAAGAAGAAAAACAAATCTCAAACTCGTGCTTATAAAGAACGAGAAAAACTTACCTATTTATATGTCACAAAAAAGAAAACCATCAACGAGATAGCTAAAGAATACAATGTAACTCGACAAACTATCAGTAAATGGTTAAAAGAATTAAATATAGAAAAAAGACATCATGTGACCAACAAAGACGAAAAAGAATATGAAAGAAAACGTCGCAATAAGTGGGTTTATGATTTATATCATTCTTACGGACTCAGTGTTGTACGTATCGCAACCATGTTTGATGTGCATCGAAGCACTATCAATCGTTGGTTAATTCAAGAACAAGAAAACCAAAACAATCAAAAATCTTAATGAAAGGAGGTAGTCGAATGTATGACTGATTCAACCAAAATCAACAACACAACTGAATCAGGAAGTAATCAACTATTACCGCGTGACGTACTCATCAAAAACGCAACCAAGAAGTTTATTGATGAGAAGCTTCCTATCTTAAAACAACAAAATTTAGATTATCAATCTGTCGCTTCTCTACTCTTCGAAGAAACCATGTTGACAATCGAGCAACACAACTTGATGAGAAGTAAAAACGCACAACTTCGATTCCCACAAAGTCTAACACCGCAACAAATCGGTGATTTGATGATGCAATATCATTCTATCAAACTAATCGACTTTATCGGGGATGCAACCAGTCGTGATAATCTGAAACTAGCATCTTATCAAGACTCTGGTTCTGAAAAAGGATTGTATACAATCTCTAATGAACGGTTACGACGTATCGCTCGTCAATTCAACTATGAATTATCCGATAATGCGTTTGATGAAGTTCTGTCCTATCTTCAAGAAACAGCAGAATTAGTCATCCCTACTCAAGATAAAAATCTAATCCCTGTTAATAATGGAATCTTCGACTACAAGAAACAAAAATTGATTCCTTTCTCGAAGGATTATATTTTGATGACGAAAGCTCGTACCAACTACAATCCAAAAGCAACCAACATCACGATTCATAATGACGAAGATGGAACGGACTGGGATGTGGAATCATGGATGAAAGAATTATCCGATGATCCACAAATCGTAGAAGCACTCTGGGCAACCGTCACCGCATCCATTCGTCCATTCAATCGCTGGGATAAGATGGTGCTACTCTATTCAGAACAAGGGAATAATGGTAAAGGTACTTTCTGTTCTATGATACGAAACGTATTAGGAACCAAAGCAACCGCATCTATCTCATTGTTCCAATTCTCGAAACAATTTGGTTTGACTTCATTGATTGGAATCAATACCGTTCTAACCGACGAAAACCCTGTTGGTTCCTTCATCGGTGATACCGCAGCCTTAAAGTCCGCGGTAACTGGTGACTCAATGATGATTGACATCAAACATAAGGAACCTATCACTTATAAGTTCAACGGGTTTATCATCCAGTGTGTCAATGAACTACCAAAGACGCAAGACCGTTCTGATTCATTCTATCGTAGACAGTTGTTCATTCCAATGACGAAACTATTCACTGGACGTGAGCGTAAATACATCAAAGAAGACTACTTGAAACGCCAAGAAGTCCTAGAATACATCTTACACCGTGCTTTACATCATCAGATTACAGAACTACCTGTTCCAGACTCATCAGTGAAGTTCTTAGACGAATATAAATCATACAATGATCCGATTCGTGAGTTCTTCTATGAAGTTGAATCTGACTTGAAGTGGGATAAAGTACCATTCTCGTTCTTATACGACCTATACAAATCATGGTCACATAAGAACAATTCAAGTGGTAAGGTAAAAAGTAGTTCTACTTTCACGAATGAAATCAAACAAATTTTAGTCAATAGCGATAAGTGGGATGTGTTACCAAATGCGTTCAAACCGACCGCTAAGATGAAAGAAACACCTGAACCAATGATTCTACATTACAAATTAGATGAATGGACAAATCCAACCTACCGTGGAAACAATCCAGATAAAAAGGCGTTACCGCATTTTATCAAATCATCTTATCGTGGAATCCAAAAACGTTAACAGAAAGGAATTAAGATTATGTCAAACAATTTAGCAACAACACATCAAAAATTCTTCCAAGATGTAGTAGAAACAAAACCAATCTTACCTGAAGGGAGTTTTTCTCACTCGCAAGATGACCCCGTTATCATTGTGTTTGTAGAAGGTGGATTGACGACGTATACACAAGCGACGGAATCCAATGCAACCTATCAACAAATGTATCTTCCAAATGAATCGCTCATCAATGCGTTGGCGGATACCGGGGCCTATATTGCCGTGATTTGTAGTACACAAACATCAAATCCAAAACTACTCAACAGTGGACACCATAATAATATCGAAATGCAAACAGCTTTGTTACAAGCTCAGTTGATGTTATTCAATACGCATGTAGCACCCGTATGGTCAAAAACAAAGAAAAAAGTTAAGTATACAGTATATACGCATATTGCGGATACCAACCAACCGTTACCACAAAGGTTTGCTGAAATGTATCCTTCTCTAAAAGCAGTAGCTCAAGACAACTATTGGAAAACACCGTTAATCATCACTGGAAATCCAGACCATATGAAATTAACAGACCAATATAGAGCAAAAGTATTATGGAACAAAAATCATAAAACACTATGTGCGTCAGAATACCAAATCTATGATGTGTTACTTAAAACAGAAGTAAATCGAAACACTCATGAGTTTACAAACGAAGCCGACTATGGAACATTTATTAACTTCTTCAGCTTCTTGTAAACCAAACTATACTCGTAAACGAGTAACTCGATGCAAAGATACGAATAAAAAGCGTTATGCGACCAAACTCGACGCACAGATTGCCTTAGTTCGCCACCAATCCAACACAAATGCGGATTGGTGGAAACAAGACATTCGTAGGGAGTATAACCCGATTCGTTATTACAAATGCCCGTTTTGTCACGGGTACCATCTGACGCATCAACCCATGAAAGTAGAACAATAACAAAGAAAGGAGTGTGTGATTCAATGACACTAAACTTACATTTAATCCCTATGGATACGTTGGATAGTGAATCGCAACAAAATGTATTCATGACGGCTGTTTACAATAACCGAACCAATAGCAATACGTATTATACGATTATTGATAACTTACCAGAATTACTCATGAAATATATCCACAATCCATTAAAACCAACTCAAGGAACGTTAGCGTTTCAACAATTAGTGTATATTTTGCACCAAACCTATCCAAATAGTACAACCGAATGGAAACAACAATTTGTATCCATGTTGAAAAACCCATATACAGATGTAAAAACACCATCTGTATTCACGGATGTACTCACTAAAATCGGTTATGCCTTATTAAATGTATATGTCGCAGAAGCGATTAAAGAAAATGTACCCGCTTGTCCAACACCTAAACTCAGCATCCGTAATATCAACGAAGAAATCAATGCGGTTGAGTTTGCAGAGTTTTTAGGTGTATCTGTAGAAGAAAATGTTGCGGTGAAGGTGAAACCACACGATACCCCTTTCTGGTATCCAGATGATTCACCTATCTTGAAACAACTCGGTAGACAACCTGAATTTAGACCTGTATGCGATACAGACCCTGAGTACGACCCTGAGAAACATCCATATAAAGTTCATTTTAACGGTAAACTTTATGACTTGACGATGTTTGCTCTATGGTTAGATGAAGCGTTCGGTCAATCAACAAAGAAAAAAGGGATTCAGTTCTCAACCGTAAGTGCTAAACAAATGCGTCAATACAATGATGAATTATTCCTACCTGAAATCAAAGGTTGGATGCCGAAACGCACCTTACTCAAAACAAAAACCGCGATTGGTACGCCTGTCGATTTAAACGCAAAACCAGACTGGAACGCACCAGCATGGAAAATGTACAACAATATGAACCGTACCAACCGTTACGTAGATATGAAGTTCTTAAATGATGCGTCTGGTATGCGATTCAGTCCGTTGAAACAAATCTTCGCTTTACGTGGATACCAAATCCGTGAATCAGACCGTCTATCCGCAGGGAAAGAAGTATCTGAAACCCTTGAAGATTTGATTGATTTATTCCTGTATAACTTCACCGATACGTATTATATGGAACCAACTATCAATGACATTACGCCTTACCGTAACAGTCAACCAACCTTATATCAAGGTACGTTCCAAACTAAGCAAGGTCTGATTGAAAACTACCCAGACACGGTATACGAAATCGACGAAAATGGAAACGTCATTAAAGATCCAAACCATATCAAGAAAAATCGTAGTTTTATCCAAATGACCAGCGCGTCCTTAGCGGTAAACCTAATCGCACCAAATCAACCAGTTAAAGATTATGAAACGGTTCATTACTTGTTCCCAGCTCAAACCTACATTGACCGTCATCCAGAATTAAAAGAACAAGGAATCAAACAGATTGACGTACTCGAAACCGTCTATGACATTATCAAGAAACTATATAAAGAACACCCACACGTCATTGACGAGTTCACACCGATTTATAACTACTTCAAGTCATTCGTAGGTAAAAACTTCAACGATTCTCAACAATACGTTGAAGATTATGGACACGATGGAATCTTACCAGATGAACTCGAACCACAAAACATCTATGCGATTCCAAAACCGGATAAACTCATCATGCCGTACTACTTCAAAGATGGTACTCATTCCGGTAGCGTGGCTCAATTCGGTGTTGGTGGTTTGCATGGTCAAGAATTGAACATCTGGTTATATTCATCATCACAACGTCAATTATCAAGATTACAAGCATTTATCCAACAAGCAAAAGACGAATATGGTGACGCTGTTACCTTACGTCAATCCGCACATAAGCATCCAAATCCACATCCATCTTTAGAGAAAAATACTAAAGAGTGGGTAACGATTGGTGGGAAAGAATATCGTTATAAAGAAGTTATTTCAAGTCCGACGATTGCTAAATCAACATTCAAAGAACTACCTGAAGTAAACTGGTATAAAGCATCTAAGAGCGGAGTCTTAGAAATCATGGATAAATGGAAGTTTACATCCGTTGGATACATGAACCACGAAGACTTTAAGTCTTACTATCCAAATGAACTTCGATTCATGGACGCGTTCTACAACTTCATCACGAACCAAGACCGTTTAGGTGAGTTATACGACGTAAAAGAAACTTACGGTGCGTTAATCAAACAAGCACAAAAAGACGGTAACTTCACATTAGCGGACGCTTTAGGCGTGAAGCGTGAAGGTGCCAAATTAGGTCTGAACTCATCTACTGGTAAATCAGCCGTTGTTGGTGAGCAAGAAAACAACCTAAGAGCCAACAACAAGATTTTCGCAATGCGCGTCATCGGTCAATTAAATACCTTTATCATCGCCTTGTTCCAAGCGTATGAAGGTGCTCGTATGCCTTCTACCAATACAGATGGATTGTTCACTATCTTAGGTGAAGAATTAAATAATCACTTACTAGAAGAAGTGAAGAAACACATCAATATTGGTATTCCGATTGAACCAGAGCGTGAGTTCGTTATCTCAAAAGATACCAACAACCGTGTAGAGTTCGATTGTGACGACTACGAAAAAGCGCGTGTACTTGCTGTAGGTGGTGCTTCAACCGGTGCCTACTTCGGTGTTCCGTTACGAAACACGATTGACCATCCAGCTATCCTAGACTGGTTCTTAGTCGAATACATGAAATACAAGACGATGGTTGAACGTGATTGGTTGATGATTCAACCATTCGATAGAGAGTTTGCTAAGACGTTGATACAAAAAGCAAAAGATACCTTCACCCATAAAGGTGAGTTGTTACATCGCTTGCAACATATCCTATCGTCTAAGCATAACGATAAACAAAAGAGCTTCTATTACATGTTGATAGACAAAGATACAAAGAATCCAGCTCGCATCATCCAGTTACAAAAACAAAACCGTGTGTACTATGTTCATGATGATTACAAAGGTGCAAACTACTTACGTCAAGCATCCCTTCGTAAATCAGACAGTAAAAACGCCACACATGATCCGCTCGCGGTTCATGTATTGAGATACCATGGTGTTACAGAACATGATTACAATGGAAAATTTGCAACAAGTCCTAAAATCAAAGGATTAGACCTAGATACAAAAGCTATCATTTGTAACGAAGACTTGTGGCATCTAACGGATGAACAGGAACAACACCTAATAGACGCTATCAACTGGGATGTGTACCTAGACATGTTGGATAACACTTATACCAATAGCTGGATGAATACCATCCCTGAAGAAGAACTCGAACATGCGAAAGCTGTCGTGTTCGACGAAAACTACTATCAAAAACAATTATCTAAAATGAGTGCCTAGGATTCCTAGGTGCTCGTTTTAAGAAGAAAGGATGTGTTTTGATTGCCAAAACCAGAAGAAACGATTGAACTTTATTTCAAGAGCCAATCTGAAAAAGCAGGTTTCCTTTGTTATAAGTTCGCACCTAGCGGACGAAACGGTGTACCAGACCGTATCTTAGTGGGTCATGGAACCGTATTGTTTGTAGAAATCAAACGACCGAAGGCGAAACCCCGACCAGAACAAGTTGTTCAAATCCGAAAAATCAATGAAAAAGGTGTTATTGCAACCTATGTAAGCACCAAAGAAGAAGTAGATAAATTACTAGCACCATTCAAAGAAGGTGCTAAGAAATGACACATAAACGTAAACGTTCTACGATTGATTTTAATTTGACAGGTAAGAAGGTAGCCATATACGGGATTCCACCGAATATGATTACCTGTATAAAGAACGTACTCAAGAAAGAAAAAGGCGCTCGAAAAATCGAAATCCAACGACTCGGTACGTATGACAATGGATTCAAACTCGGTAAATCAAAAATGTTCAAAGATACCGATGTGGTGATTATAGCCAAGACCGGTGTGAGTCACGGAATGTCTGAATCCATCATCGCTGAGTGTAAAGCTCGAAACATTCCGTTTGCATACGCAAACCATCCAAGTTTGAAACGGATTGAAATGTCCATTTATCGTGCGTTAAACGGTTATCCTAGCGACGAAATCAGCGCTGGTGACTTACAATATCCCGAAATACACTAAAGAAAGGATGATTCCGTTATGCAACTATTTTGGTTTCAAACACGTAAATATTATGTTGCTATGTTACGTGATATTATCAATGAAAAAATAAGGCAATTAAAACCATCTGATGATGATTATCCGTGGTTATCTTTCGATGAATTACGTAAGACGAATCCGTATGTATCGTCTATCTGGGAAATAATTGACTTAAAAGAATTTGCTAGTCCATCATTGGTTAACGGTAAATGGTACAGACGAGAAATTGATAAATTTTTCAAAAACTATTTACCAGATGTAACCACGGAATGGTACGATGGTGAATTATACATCACTACAAAATCAGTCAATACTATCGTTAAAGAAATGACTGATTATCACACAAAAAAACAATATGCAGAACAAAACCTACCTGAATTAAACACATCACCTGTCATCATTACCGACCCTAGGGGTGATTACTTTGTAGGTACACCAGAAACTATTGCGAAAGGAAGTACAATTATGCTAAACATACTTGATTACAAAGCGGATTCCGTCCAAGGAACCGGTCATACTAACCATGATACTTATGGTATCTATCACGATGAAACCCATCAACGTGACATCTTGTGGGTGATTGACGGAGCAACCCCCTTAGAACAAGAACCGTACCCAAAAGCGTTACATCGTTTGGTGCATTTGTTCTCTAGTCACATCACCGATACGTTAGATGCAACAATTCCTAAGAAACTACCGCTCAAAAACATCTGTAAGATTGCGATTGAGCACACGAAAAATCAAATTTTGAAAGAATGTCCAAGTTATCATATTGATGTACCACATCCTGAAGATAAAACCTTCACCGACTGGTTACAATCTCATGGTACATTCTCGATTGTTATCGCTGATGTAAGTACACAAAAAGGCGTTATCAACGAAGTGTTACAACTCGGTGATTGCGGAATCTTAGTCGATGGTTGGTATCATACAGACCGTCGCGTCCACCGATTCCGTCAGTTGATTGACCATAGACACGATAAATTAGTCGCCTATAAACTGGTTCGTGGTAAAGCGAACCAACCCAGTGGATACGCTATCGGTGATTTAACGGGTGTTGGATTCGATGATGCAATCATTGACTACGCATTTCCGTTCTCTACTGGATTCACCTTAATGTCTGATGGATTTTACGACATCTGGAATCGTTATGGTAGCGTTCCTGTATCCATCGAAGAACTTGCGTACAAACAAGAAAATCTTATCAAACGTGATGATGCAACCTATATCACACATAATTGCGATAAAGAAGGTGAATGATTATGGTATCCACACCACATACACCGATTCATCCAGTGATTAACGCCTTGCTCGTCATTACATCACTGGAATTATACATTGTCGGAATCACCAGTGTTGCGTTTGTCTTGCTTCTAGTTCTGTTGAAGATTGCTAAACGCTATCCAAAGCTCTATAACTGGTTCTTACCGAAGTCACAACGACCGTTGACAGCTAATCGTGTCGAACGTCTATACAACATCGTCGATACATGGTCTTCGCGTTGGTACAACATTGTCTACCATGGATTTTTATACATCCTTGTGTTACCATGTCTTGCCTTACTAGCGATAACGGTCTTTTAGAACCAAACAAAAAATCGAATCCATACTGGGTTCGATTTTTTGCTTCTGGGTTTCTAGCCTACGGCTGAAACCAGTCACGGGTCATCTACGATGATCCACAAATCCCGTGCGAGTTTATTTCCGAATCATTATAATATATTCATATTATAAAATAAAAATAAGGAGTGATTCATTATGTCAACACCATCAATCGAACACATCTATTCTAATTGCGTCCGCGTGGATGTAGAAGAAGGAACATACTTATTCAGTTACAACAGTCCTATCTTCCACGTTGTCGGAAATCGTATCATGCACATCTTTAAAGATTATGATTATTCGCGTACCACATCTAAACACGTGAACTACTTTATTGATTCTTGTGGTTCTCTCTACTTAGGTGAACACGATTTAACAAGATACGAAAACCGTAAACGTAAACAATTATTAGATGACTTTTATCTCAAACAAGAATACGACAAATAAAGAAAGGTGGAGTATCGTGGCAAATTTATCAAGCGCCTATGGACGCATTTCGATTACAGCTGAATCTAAGACATTATTAGCCAGCTTTTTAGTCCTTCATGCGTTCAATGACCAATATACCGATTATCCTACTCATCTTTATTTCGATGATAGGATCATCGAAACAAGGTTAGTCGAAAACGCTGACCCTGAAGCACTGTATAAATACATGCTAGATGAGCTAGAAGAATCTGACATTGAATTGGATTTTTCAGGTATCGGACGTTGGAACTTCAGTTTCAACATGGAAGAAATTTTCTCATGCCTTCGCTTAGAAAATTATCGAAACAGACAAAAACCACAATTCTTACTCAATCTAGCAGATACGGTGGTTAATCATAGCTTCACCGTAGCTTTTACAGGCGTGGATATGGAAGAAGGTGTTGGATTCATCAATAAGTTCGAATTTGAATCCCGTTATGTACCCTACTACGTTGAAACACTCAAAGAAGCCTATTACGCGTTACCGTACAACAATAAAACGCTAAAAGAATATGGATTTATCGACTAATATTCATATATCCTTGTTACAATCCTATTGTAGCAAGGATTTTTTTTACTTTCGTCGGATGACAGGGCTTACGCCCCTAGTCCAATCCTAGAAAAATAAAAGAAAGGAAGTGTTATGATGAGTACACCATGTATGATTTTTATGGATACACCTATTAGTCCAAAAGGAATTTACTGTCATTACGACGGTACGTTGGAACACACTGGGTTAACACTCTATCAACATTACAATAACGAAGAAAAAGTAAAGGAATTGATTACTAAAGGTGATACACCCGGTATTCAGCCGACTATCGAAGACATGGGCTTTTACGGTAAACATTCGGCTAATCCCGGACACATTAAAGATTACCATAATGTATACTTATTCTGGGATAATGAATGGTATGTAAAAGCTTCACATGTACTATACAACCGTGGTACAAATCTCGCTTATTACGATAACGTGTTATTTGAACCACTAGAAAGAGCATTGAAAAACAAACATTTAATTTAACAAAGGAGGTTTCAATAATGACTACTGAAACAAAAGAAGCAAAAACAATTTATGACTTATTCTCTGAATTTATCGTTGAATCAGCCAAAAAATATGATTATTACTTAGAATGGAACAAAGAAGAAGAAAAACCACAATGGACACTCTACTGGCATTACAATGATTCATTAAGTATGGAATCCATGCAGAAAGCTATCAAAAAATACAGAAAATGTCCAGAAGACTATAACTACAACTTCGACTTCGCTATGAATGAGTATTTGTGGGAAGAATTTACACCAGAAATATTAGACAGCTTCTATGATGGACAAGCAAATTGTGTCAAAGATTTTCTCGAACAACATCCTAACGCATGTGAAGACCTATCCGAAGAAGATGCTGACCGATTAGAAGAAGATTTACGTACACAATTCGACGAAGAAGTTCTTATCGACTTCGACCTTCCACAACTATACAAGAATACAAAACCTGAAGATTTAGTACTCTACTTCGGTACCGACTGGGATGATGATTATCACAGTCTTGACCCATGGACTGAAGATGAAGAAGACCGTGATTATGCAGAATGTGATAAAACCCTACTCGGTAGATTATGTAAAACACAAGGATATACAGCAAAAGACATCTTTGAGAATAAAGAATCTATCTTCTGTAAAAGCGTTCATGAAGAACTATTTGATTACTACGATTCATACTACCTAAATGGTATGCAGTTGATTGCAATTCCAAAATCAGATGATTGGAACGCGATTGCGAACTTAGGTATCAAACCAGTGATTCTAAAAGCGGGTTCTAAGTTAGGATTCTTCGATAGAATCAACGGAAGTGGATGTGGTCTAGACATCACACTTGAAAAAGACCTTGTGATTGATACAAATGTACCTATCTATGAAGTTGCGGTAGAATATACAAACAAATATTACAATTACAGTCCAGATGCCGTTTACGGTGGTATCATTCGTGAAGGTTCTGACCAATTAAAAATGGAGTGTTAAACCATGAATAGAGAACAAATCTTTACACATATTATTGACAAAATTACAAAGCTCATGGATTCCTTATACGGAGTCCATGTGCGTTCCGTTTGCTTGTTCCGTGTCTATCAGAAACAACGTGCAATTATCCAAAACAAGGATGAAACAATGACTTTCCAAATTAAAGAAATCATCTGGTCATTGTTACAAGACACGCATCCAAAAACATTCCCGAAATGGATTGAAGGAATGTCGGATATTGAACAAAAAGAACTTGAGTTAGAAAATCAAAAAAAATGAATGAAAGAAAGGAACGACAAAATGATTATCTATACTAAAGACAAAGAATGGTTAGACCTATTCTTAACCACCTTCACTACCCCCGATACCATTGTGTATCAACGCACGCTTGATTCAGGGGATGTCGAAACATTATTGGAGAATCCGGCATTTGGATCACCAATTCTTGAATCCGACTTAGTGAAAGGAAAACATTTCAACGACAAGGTGCATCGACGATTAGCAGAAAAACAAGACTATATCTTGATTCTCAAATCCCCTACTTCTCGTACAGACCATGTGATGCGTATTGATACAAAACCGCAACCAGATACAGTGGCAATGTATAAACGCATCTTGAAAAGAAAGGAAGGGTAACACATGCTAAGAATAACGTTAGATGTATTTAATAAGGAAACAGCACCACCCTATACGTCAGGACGTGTATTCCATCTAAATGGTCAACAATACTTAGTATACGTATCCGACTACTCGTCCTTAAAAAGTCAATTCTCGCTACAAGCCATTCAAGAAGTACAACAACGCATTGATAAAAAAATGGAATACTTGATTAAACACGTATTCAAAGGTCAACTACAACGTGACAGAAACGTCACTACCCTTTGGAATCAAGCGGTGAAACTAGCGACAGAACGCGTACAGACGATTGAATCCGTCTTCTATCAACATAAAGAATCTGCTAAACTCATTAAAAGCGTCTTAGAAAAGATGGAGAATGTACACGTCGCTGTTGTTTACTTCACAGAATCCGCAATCGAAAATACGATTGAGTTATCCGATGTGTATGCACAAGGACAACAAATGGTCACGTACCATCAAACAAATTATATGTGTGACAAAATTACGTTCCACACCCCTTCTCTCACTGGAGATAGAATCAACTTACTAACCGTAAATGTCATTCCAGATGAAGAACTACCGAAAGGGGTGTTTGCATGAGTCGGAAACAATTTGAACACCAAATCACCCACCAAGGACTCAAACAATCTGTCAAAGCATCGTTTATCGGTGTGATTGAAGCCGTGGTGTTCGAAGACCAATTAGTCTATGATGGTGTATCTATGCTTGCAAATACCATCATTCATAATTCAGGGATTAACAACCCACACGTATTATGTAACTCAATGTTCATTAAGGCACTGAAATTAGACGTACCTGAATCCAGTACGATTGAATCGTTTATGTCCTTCATGACCGATGTGACCAAAGCTGAATTATCGGTGTACGACTCGATTCCCCGAAGTAAAGCATCGTATATTCCACGCTTTGTTGAAAACGCGAAGATACAACAACTGTTACCACATACGGTAGCCTACTTAACAAAACAATTACGGGAGGCAGTTTATGAAACGAACCTTAAAGACATTTGCTAAAAGTATCTATTTCGACATTCTAGGTGTTGTCCTAGTTGTCGGAATCGCCATCTATTCAGGATACCTAGGAACCAACCTAGCAAAATACGTTGACTGGGGGCCAATCACCCCTTATATCCCGTTCGGACTCATTTCCGTTATCAACGTCGGATTGTCAATGCTCTCTACTCGCTTGACAGGACGTATTGATAACTGGGGGAACATTTACGGTATCGTCAATGTCGCTCTCTCAGGTACGATTGATTACATTTTAGGGAATAAAACAGCGTATATTACCTACCCTATCACGTTCATTATTTATCTCTTAGCGATTAAATACTGGAGTGATACAACGGAAGGTAAAGCCGAAACTAAATCCTTATCCTACAAAATCTATGCAGGAACACTTATTACAACTGGTGCGTTTGGATTCTCGTATTTCATCAACGGTTCCACCTATGGTTGGAACATGAGTCCGTTAGCACACGTCACAACAATCGTGTTCGCTCTATCGCTAGTTGCAAATGGATTCAATGCGATGAAACTAACCGTTCAGTATCCATTCTGGTTTGTATATAATTTCGTACAACTAGCAAAAGCGTTCATCCAAGGGAACTTTGCCAACGTTGGTAAATATATCTTCTATATTATCAACTCAATAGGTTCTGGTTTCATCTGGGGTGATAGCGAAAAAGAAGAATCAAAAAAAATCAATAAGAAAGAAGGATATTATCATGAATAAAGATGACTACATGACACCAGTATCACCAGAAGATAAAGAATCAGCCATCAAAGCGTTAAAATCACTGATTACTAATATTGAAAACAGTAATACACAATTTGGATTGATGGTGAGTTATGCTGAAGTTAAAGATGTAGAAGGACAAGGAAAAGATACGGTTATTGGCATGCAAACAAACAACTTCATTGTAGGTAAACATAATTTAATCAGGAGTACCCTATTACGTAGAGTTAAAGACAACAAAGAATACAGAAAAGTAATACCTATTAACCTATCAGACATTTTTAGATAAAAATAAACAAGAAAGAAGGAACTCATCATGACAAACAAAGACCCCGTATATATGAAACCTGTACCAATTAAAGACAAAGATACCGTCATCTTAGCATTAAGAAGAATTATCCGAAAAATCGAAGATAGTGATACTGGTTTCGGGGTGATTGTAAACTATGTTCAAGCAACGAACGTAACAGAAAACGAAAATGACGGTGAAACTATTAGTGTTAAAACACATAATTTACTAGCAGGACATCAAGACCTTCTCGCGAATAATATCGCAAGAAATATCGCTAAAGATAATGATTATCAAGAATTATTTGCTAAGGTAGCTGATGAGCTAGAAGAATATAAGAAAGAAGGAATGTAATATGACAACACCAGAAAAATCAAAACACGAGTTAATTGAAGCGTTAGAAAGCGTTATTGAAAAACTAAAAGCTATGGACGAAGACCAACACTTCGGATTATTATTATCTTTAGGGATTCAAAAAGAAGTAGGTAGTGAGCGATTTTCAACAACCAGTATCTTAGTTGGTCGTCAATACGTTATTACCAATAATCTAGTTAGTGAAATCAACGAAGATGAAGACTATCGACAATAAACAACCTAGACTAAAAGAAAGAAGGTATCTCTTATGACACCAGAACAAAAACAAGCGGTAATTAAAGTATTACAAGAAACAATAGATAAGATTGATAATCTAAAAGAAGACCAAAAAATCGGATTATTGTTATCTGTAGGTATCGAAAAAAGAAAGTAAAGAAGACGATATGTTTGAAAATGCTAGTCTGTTAATTGGTTACAATTATGTCATCGCACATAATCTAGCTCAAAATATCCGAACAGACCAAGATTATATCGACTTGTTGCAACGCACAATGAACCAAATCTAATCTATAGAAAGGACACATTCATTATGCCTAAGTTATTTGTTACGGGAAATGCCACATCTGGTGGCATCCTTCCCAAAGAAGTGACTCGCATCCTTCGAGATGCGATCCAACAAGGAATCGAAATTTGCATCTCGGATTCGTATGGATTCGAATCCCTTGTGCAACAATGGTTGTATAATCAACGGTATCCAGATGTGACCATTTATTATACAGGCGAAAAACCTGATTGTATCAAATCCCATCGCTGGGCGACGGTGAAAGTCAATGTAGACATGTACGCAAACCCACATACAAAATCACAACACATCTATTCAGCTTTAGTGAATGATTGTGACTTCGGATTCGTCATGTGGAATCGTACCAACACAATCCTTGAAGATGTGATTGTCACAATGATTCAAAAAGGAAAACCTGTTGGATTGTACACGTTCCAAGAACCGTTCCCTACTACACGCATCAAAACGATGGAACAATTTGATGATTATAAGAAAAGGAGTGTTAACACATGACAGAAAAACAAATCCAATTACAAATCATGGAACACGTAGATACTACACGTGGTATCATTCTCACGCATGAAACGCGTCCGTTCTACACTGAAAAGACCACTAAAGAGATTAAGAAAAAAACAGACGAAGAATTACTCTCATTTGTGGTGCAATATATCACACAAATTATGAAAACCACTTACGCTGAGAAAATTGTACTCAACAATAGCGTCATTATTTTCAACGTGTATCCAGACCGTAAAGCATCTGAAGAATCCATGCCTACCCTTCAGTTCATCTTCAATCAAATTCCAGAAGCGAAAATTGACCGTATGTTAGCAACGTTGGCTATCATGCAAAACGGTACACCGAAGGAAGATGCGTAATGAAAGCGAAATTACACCCGTATCAAGAGTTAGCAAAACGTTTCGTACTTACTCGTCCACGTTCCGGATTATTCATGGAATGTGGTACGGGTAAAACTCTTGTGACCCTATCCGCTTTAGAAGAACTGAAATCACCGCATCATACCTTAGTGATTGCACCTAAGTTAGTTGCAATGACTTCATGGACAGAAGAAATTGCCAAGTGGGATATTCAGTTGAATCCAGTCGTAATCGCTGGATTAGAGAAAAAAGACAGGCATAAGCTCTACAAAGAAATACCCAACTATCCCCCATCTATTTTCTTTATCAACCAAGAAAATGTCGTGGATTTAGTCGAGAATACTGACCGTTGGTATTTCCGAAATGTCGTCGTGGATGAGATGCACAAATTCAAAAGTGCTACCGCAAGACGATTCCAAGCCTTACGTGCTGTATCCCCTTATGTGGAAAGACTCATCGGGTTAACAGGTACACCCCAACCGAATGGTTTAATGGATTTGTGGGCTGAAATCTTCTTACTCGACCACGGGTATCGTCTAGGAATGAGTATCAACCAATACCGTGAATGGTTTTTCTTCCCTGATGAACACTCTATCATCAATAACCGTGTGACGAACTGGATTCCTAAATACGGTGCGGAACAAGAAATCCATCGTCGCTTGCAAGGTCTGGTATTATCTATCAAGAATACACCATTGAACCTACCGTCTATCAACTACATCGACCATGTGATTCCGTTGGATAAAAAAGAAAAGGACTTGTACAACAAATTTGTCAAGGAAAAAGTCCTAGCGTTCGATGAACATGATAAAAACGTACCTGTTGAAGACCAAGAAGCCGTCGCGTTTATTCCAGCGACAAACGCTGGCGTGAAAACCTTAAAATTGTGGCAAATGTCTTCTGGTGCGTTGTACAAACCGATTGATTTAAGAGAACAAAGAGCGGATTTTTATCAAATCCACACGAAGAAATTAGACTATCTCGAATCCTTACTCGAAACAGTAGACGGAAACGTCATTGTATTCTATAACTTCCAATCAGATGTTGTGATGTTAGAACAACGCTTGAAGGACTTAAGTTACGCACCATACGACGAATCGTTACCAACTGGCAAGCTCAATTATGCAATTTTCGATAAGAGCGTTCGTATCAAAAATGCGTTCGCTGAAAAGAAAATCAATGTCTTGCTCATGCAACCAAAAGCTGGTGGTATTGGAATCAATATCCAAACAGGTGGCCATACCGCTATCTGGTACACCATCCCGATTCAGTTAGACGATTACATCCAAGCGAACACACGCTTGCATCGTCAAGGACAAACACATCCAGTATTCATCCATCATCTACTCATTAAAGATACGATTGATGAACACTTCCGTCGTAAACTAACCGCTAAAGAAGAAAGCCAGCAAGCGTTGATGGACGCGACTGATAAGTTCTTAGAGAATCCAATTATTGCATAAAAAAAGACCCCCTATTCGGGGGTTTTTCTTTATGGTAAGACTAACACAGCACCTTCGCTGATACAATCCATGTTTCTGATTTGATTCAAGTTTGCCAACTCATCAATACCGACATTCACTTGATGTGAAATAGACGTTAATGTATCGCCAGCTTGAATCACATAAACATATCGTCCATCCGCACGTTGGTACAAATGGTCAGATACTTCGTAAGGTGCTTTGGTTTCCACCTTCGGTGACTCTTTTGCAGGTTCTTTCGGTAACGATGAAGTGTCAACCTTCTGTTCCGTTACAGGCTCATTCTGAGCCGAGTTCGTAACTGGTTCAGAAGTGGACTCAGGTTGTTCTACAGTAGTTGTAGTGACTTGACTCGCACTAATTGGATGGTAGACGGATACCGCTGACATCCCTAACCAAATGGTTACTGAAGCACCTAGGAGAAAAGCGAGTAGCGCTAATACGCTACCAAGACTTGTTTTTTTCTTCATACTATCGTGTCCTTTCTTGCAAATTTGCTTGTTATACTATATACTAAGTATATCCATATATCAGGCAACTGTCAAAATTTTTAGGGCAAGTTTTCCATACGTGGACAAAAATTCGGAATTGGAATCATCAAATAAAACAAACAGCTATTAAAAGGAGATTATAAAAGATGATTCAAAAAGATTATAAAGTTTTAATTAAAGGAATTGTGCGTTTTTCACACATTACTAAACATAATACACCAGAAGAAGTAATTCGATTCAACGCAAAACGTGGTTCAAAATACGAAGATAATCGTACATACAGTTCATTATCATTAAACAACCCGCAAATTTTAAAACCACAAAACGAATGGACTGAAGCGGAACACTTAATTCAAACAAAAGATATTTTCGTAACACAAAAAGAACCGGGCGTAACTCGTTTAGAAATCAAAAACTATACACAAAACTTAGCGAAAGTATACGTGTTTGACGCAAAAACGAATGAATATCACCCAGTTCCTAATACACGCGAACTTGCTGGTGGTTCTGAAATTGTTGTAGAAGTTCGTTTCTACAAAACAAAGAACGACAAACGACCATACAACTATTCGTTAGAAAGCGTATTGTTACCAAATGAAGATTGCTTCTATGCGAACCAAAATTCAGACTTCTTGAAGAACTCTGGTTTCAATATCGTAGGTGACCCTGTTGTGACAAAAGCACCAGCTCAACAATTAGACGTAATCCCACAACAACAAAATCCAGCACCAACTAACTATAGTCAACAACCAAACTATGGTCAACAAGCTGGTTACGGTCAACCAAACGCTGGATACGGTCAACAAGCCGGATTCCAACAACAAGGTGGTTATAACCAACAAGGTTATGGTCAACAACCAAACTATGGTCAACAAGCTGGCTACCAACAAGGTGGTTATCAACAACCAACTCAAGGGTATGGTCAACAAGGATACGGTCAAAATGTACAACAACAAGCTCATGTCCAATACAATCAACAGTTAGGTCAACAACAAGAAGCACCTATTACAGGTAACTTCAATGCAGATCCAAACTTCCCAAGACATGACCATGTTGCGGATGACCCATTCCCTAACTTAAATGGTGAAGGTATCCAACCACCATTCTAAGAACAAAGTAAGAACATAAAACATTCCAATTCCGAGTTCGAAACCACTTTCTGATTCAGAGAGTGGTTTCATTTTATACATAATATTGAAAGGAGTTTTTTCTATGAAAGAATATATCCGAAAACATATTCATATTCTCATCGCTGGTTGGTGTACCCTGTTCACCCTACTATTGCACTTATTATTAACTATTCCAAAAACCCTATCAGTATCCGTACATGTGGTTGAAGGTATTTGTTACCTAATCTTGTTCGCTTTTGTACTGGTATTATGTGGGAATCGCAAAAAGACAAAACCGTTCTACTTAATTTCCGCACTCGGTATGCTGATGACGATTACATTATTATTCACTTATAATCGTCCACAACACTTCGCAAACTATCCAGCATATCCGATTCAAAAAGAACTCAGTGCGAAAACTATTTTCCAATTCCCTACTATCACGAATCAGTATGAACATACAATGACCGTTCAAGATAGAAACAACAAAAAGACTATCAATTTATCCGAAGGTAACAAATACATCTTAGTCTACAATCCAGTTTGTCCGATTTGTCAAGATTCCACAAAACTATTCACCTTGACTTCAGATAATACGGATAAAATCAATGTGAATGACTATCAAATCATAGTAGCGAACACAATCATCGACACTATCACAAAACCATTGATAGAAAAATACAACGTGAGTGAAATCCCTAGCATCATCCATCTAAGAAACGGAAAACTCGTGGATGTGCTACCACTCTACAACGAACAAACAAATCAATTCGTAACCACCACCCAGCTCAAACAATGGTTACAACAATAAGGCAGGTGAAACTATGAACCGTGAACAATTTACACATTTGTGTAAACAACCGTTCATTCAACAAATCGCGTATAATGCACGCTGGACATTATCTGAAGATAAACGCCCATTGAACATGCGAAAAATACTCACCCATCCCGAATCCATCGGTGAACATCTTCCGGGAGCCACTACCTATGATAATGAATCATTAGTGACACTACCCGAATTATACAGAGCGTTCATGACACCACCGAATATCACGTATTATCTCGATAATGCGTTTGACGATATACTGGTATTGGATATTGAACCACATTGTCCAGAAGACATAAAGCAAGAATTGTTACAAATTCCGCACCTATACGCGGAAACATCTACAAGTGGTAAAGGGATACATCTTATCGTGCCTAAACCAGATAACTTCTATGATTATCCAAACGCGATTGAAAAGACATCCCTTCAATTCACAGAACCACTTGAAGATAAGAACATCAAACCAAAAGTCTGGTACGAAATTCTCATCCGACACTTCGTATCCTTCACTGGAAACCAACTACATTTACAGCAAGGAGATAAATCCTTCGCGGATGTGTATGCTTCCCTAGCAAAGGATGCCAAACATATATCCAAAGGTGAAGTATCATCCGATGTGGATTTAAAACCTGAAGACATCGTTGATGGTGAATGGTTGGTAGACAACCTTGTCGGAATCCTTCCGAAGAAAGACATGGATGACTACCCTTCACGGTCACATTATGATTTTGCCGTGATTGGAACCATTCGAAACCACTTGAAGAAACTGTTCCAAACGATGAAGATAAAACTCAATGGTCATGAATACACAGAAGAAGAAATCATTTCGATTGTCTACCATGCGGTATACGAAACCTTACCATATCGTGAAAAGTATGATACGTATCGAAATGGATTACCTTATCTGATGTATGCGATTGTCAACCAAATAGCACTCGACAAAGGAAGTGAAAAATAAACATGAAACGATTTATTCATCAACTGTTCGATGACCCAGCAAACAAAATCCTTCTCGGATTTTTCTTGATTGCGGATATGTATCTCACATGGTTCGCACAGCATTTTCTACATTACTTCGATAATGCGTATGTGATGAGCATGTGTTGTATCATCCAACTACTCTATTTAAGTGCGGGTGTACTGTTTGCCGAGAATCGACAAAATAAATATATTTATCTCGCGAGTACCATTTATCCACTCGCCCTGTTATACTGGTTTGTACCAGTAATCTTCAAATAAAGAAAGGATGGTAATATGTCAGATTACTTAGAAAAAGAACTGTTCATTCAGTATAAAAACACACATTTCAAACACAAAAAGCACAAACCGTTATTCCTAATCGTGGGTAAGACCGCATCTGGTAAATCCACGTTGGAAGCTAAACTCAACGAATTGTTAAAAGGAACACCAATCAAATCCTACACGACTCGCCCACCGCGTCCGGGTGATGATACACATGTGTTCCTATCCCCTAGCGAGTTCGCTAACATTAAAGATAAGTTAGTCACTTATACGAAGATTGGTGCATACGAATACGGTGCAACCCCAAAACAAATCCTATCTGGTATTGCATACGTTATCGACCCTGTTGGTATCGTCACGTTACAAACAAATGGATTTTTCACGAATCATCCTTACGTGCATCCGATTGTTATCCATCTGGATACACCAGATAATATCCGTAAAGAACGCTTCATTCAACGAAGCGCGGACAAAACACAAGCAAAGAAAGATTTTATCACGCGTGAAGCCAACGAAACAGATCCATTCAAGCCGTTAGCGTTTGTCAAAGAAAATATGCTGACTATCACCGTTGATGGAACAAAACCAGTAGATGACCTTGTGTACGAACTCGGTAATCTCTATGAGTCGCTAGAAACACTCTACACGACTTCAGTTGCCTACTGGAATTTTAATACAACAGTGGCAGATGGATTGGTGCATACCGTAGATGAATTGATGAACGCATCAACCATCAAAGAACTTGAAGATAAAATGAACATCTTCATCAAGCGCATTAGTGCGCTCGGTATGAAACCGATGATGTCTTTAGGCGAACTACCAAATTGTACTATCCAAGACATGACGGAACACATCGAACGCGAAGTAGCGCTCTTAGAAGCCCTAGAACGACTCACAGTGCATTTGAATCAAAAAGTAATGGAATCATCCGGAAAGAAACAAAATTGCTATAAGGACGCTCTATCGCGATTTTACGGCACGTTCTTTTCAGACTTAATACCCGAAATGGAACAATTCCATAAACGATTGGTACTCTTAATGAAAAAATACGGCGTTGAACTCGAACAACGTATGGAAAAAAAACCAATCACTCGTGATGAAATACCAACACACATCATCCACCTAGCTGGTAGGGATAGAAATCAAGAAACACCGGATGATACATTAGAAATTAGTATCTACATCCCTGAAAAATACCGTCAACAATTTACACCATACGAATTACAAGAACTAAGTAAAGCATTGGATAAGAACATTTCAGCCTTCTTAGAGAATCCTGAAGGTTACATCCAAATGCTTCATCCAGATGAGAAAGGAAATGAATAAAACATGAAACCAATTATTTACTCAAAGAAAAATTGTCCTGAATGCTTCAGAACAAAGACTTACTTCAGCGAAATCGCGGGAATTGAATACGAAGAACGCATCATTGACCCAGACACAGACACTATCGCAGACGAATTTCGCGCACTAGGCTACCTATCCTTCCCTGTTGTCCAATACGGGCCTACACTTAGAGAAGCATGGTCTGGTCATCGTGTAGACTTATTACAAAAACTTTTTCCAGCATAAAAAAAAGAACTCTTGTTGATATTCTCAGCAAGGGTTCTTCTTTTTTTATCCTAATAGTGTGTTAATGACTAAAACAATGGTTCCTAACGTGATGGTTGTTACCCATACGTATTCACTCGGTGCACCCGTTCGATACAAATACCACTTGTGCCCTTTTGCGACCTGAGCGCCGTTAGGATATTCCCGGTACCCCGTGATAGGCCACAGTAAGCAGTCGCCTGACTTTGAGCATTTGTCCACTAGGATATGCACCACAGCACCTAAAAACATCGCCCACAACATTGGAACATATATAGATCCAAACGCAATCAGCATTAAAAACCAAATGCTATGCGTGAACCGTCGATGCCCTACTGGTAAATAGACATATCTTCCCAGTAGCGACGTTGGTGAGTCGATGTCTGGAAGCAAATTTCCTAGCAAATACAATATTCCAGTAACGATTGCTACAATCCACATGTTGGAGCCTAGTTGATGGAATATTTTGAGTTGTTCTAGGTGAATCCATTCTGGAATCCAATGTTTTTCTTCCCATGTTGGCATCCATAGGAAGGTGCACACAGCCACATCCGTGCCAACAATTAAATGATTTTTTCCTAACATCTATTAATAACCTTTCTTGAAAAATCAATAATAATATACACTTATTATACTCTATTGAAACCGTTGCAAGCAACTAAGAGAGCGTCAGCTCGTTTCTTAGCAGGAAACGAGCCGAGTGCGTAAGTGAAACAATTTTAAATTAAAAGGAGTACATCTTATGACTAAAAAATATGAAATTCTTAAAAATGTTACTACTGAACACTACGGTATCACTTTATACGCTATCAAAGCACTCAAGAGCTTTGGTGATGTTAGAACTGGTGAAATCGGTGGATGGATAGAAAATGAAGACAATCTCTCTCAAGAAGGAAATTGTTGGATTTATAATAATGCTAAAGTCTTCGGTAACGCACGCGTTTCCGGTAATGCACTCATTGGTCACGATGCTATCATTACTGGTGATGCCAAAGTATCTGGTAACGCTAGTGTATACAATCAAGCAAGGGTTAAAGACCGTGCTCATGTTTATGGTAATGCCATCATTGGTGGTGAAGCTCGAATCACCACGGATAGTAAAGTTTATGGTGATGCACATGTGTGTGGTAAAAGTTACATTTTCGACCGTGCTGAAATTTATGGTAATACTCTTGTCACTGGTTCCGCTTCCGTTTATGAAGACGCTAGAATTTATGGTGATGCAATTGTCAAAGGTGACGCTAATATTCGTGGTAAAGCACAAGTTTATCGTAAGGCCCTAATCTCTGACTTTGCTATAGTTTTCGGTACAGCGAAAGTACGTGGAAAAGCTAAAGTACAAGGCTATGCGATGGTATCTGGTGATGCAATCGTTGAATCTTCAATCGATTACTTTGTACTGAAGAATCACTGGTCTAGTGGACGTTATTTCACATATACGCGTTCCAACCACCTATTCCGTGTCGGTTGTTTCCTAGGTACTGGTGATGAACTGATTGCAAAAGCCTACAAAGATAGCAAACTCAGTGGAGATTGCTACAAAGCGTCTGTTCAATACGTTCAAGCGTTAGAACAAGCGTTTCATGACAACACAAAATAACACTATCATCTAAAAGGAGTCATCCCCTAGTGTCATACTAGGGGTTTCTTCTTCTATATAAACTAAACCAATAATTAAAGGAGAGAATTTTATGCCAAAAATTACCAACACTGTCGTTCATGTTCCCGGAGTCGTTGCAGACCCGTACACACCAAAATGGTTCTCATCTACCTTTACTGGTTCTGGTAAAGGTACTGGGATGTTAAACAACCAATTAAGTTTCAATATGAATCGTCTAGGAATGAAGAAAGTCACTCGAAACCTAAAAGGTTTCGATACTTACGAATCCGAACTCAAATCTCGTTACGTGAACGGTACGATTGAAATTGCAACATTCCCTGTATCGCCTATTCCATGGTTCTACTTCGACTCATATTACAAATTTGCATCCGAAGTACCAAAAGCTGGATTTGTCTTATTCACGAAAGTAATCGACAAATTCTTTAAGAACCACCCTGAATACTTAACGGATTTTAGTGGTGCTAAAACCAACGCTTATGGTGCGATTATGCCGTTACAAATCCAAGTTCGTCAGGACTCAAACATCGGTGCCAAATCTCGTGAAGTGATGACACAATACGCGTTCTTCATCCAAGGACACCCTACCGAAACAGTCGTGTTCTGGGTACGTCACGATGAAGATGTTGCGGAGTTCTTGACAAATGTGACCAACTATCCGATTGACACTCAAAAAGTATACGACTACTTACAACAAACAGACTTGTATCAACTACTCTCTCGTAATGTACAATTCTGGACAGATAATATCAGTGAATGGTTAGACTTGTATTGCAAAACCGTAATGAGTACCTATCCTACGAAAGACGCAGTAAAACCACTGATGAAGGCGTTACATTACTGGGGGCAATACAAGTTAGAATTGAGCAACTATCAACAGTTGTTTAATTTTATCCACAATTCCAAATTAGCACAAAAGAACAAATACAAGTTAATCCAAGCAGATATTCACTTGCTATTATTCGATACCTTAGACCAATTAAAAGCCAAAGAATCGAAATTAGCACATATCAAAACACCGAAACCAGCACCGCAGATTGATCCGAAATTCACTCTCGAACAATCTGGGGCTATTTCTGACGAATCACCACTTGTCTTAACACAAGCCGGTGCCGGTACTGGTAAGTCTACTACCCTTCTTGCACGTATCCAATACATGAAAGATTGTGGTATCGACCCTGAAACCATCACTGTCTTATCATTCACTAACGCTGGTGCGGATAATATCAAAGAAAAGAACCCAAACATCCAATCAATGACGATTGCAAAGATGCTTCATACCGTGTATACACACAACTATGAAGAACATCAATTAAGTACGCCTGAAACAATGGTCAATGCTATCAAAGCGTTCCAAAAACAATTCAAGAGTAAAACACAAGATGTTGCGAAACGCTTGATTGACGGCTTGTATGACGCACGTTCAGCAAAACCAAGCGGATACTCACGCTTGTTACAAATCGTAGAAACAAACTGGGATGAATTGGTAGAGATTTTATCGCGTGTGCGTCAAATCACACTCGAATTAGAAATTATTATCGCGTATGTGCGTATGGATAAGATGATTTTACCGCCTGAGTTCAAAACGAAGCACTTAATCATCGACGAAGTACAAGATAACTCATTGTTTGAGTTCATCTATGCGTTAAAATTCGCGAATAAATACGAAACAAGTCTATTCATGGTGGGTGATAGCTCACAAACCCTATATGAGTTTCGAGCAAGTAACCCTAAAGCCTTGAATATCCTTGAAATGACTTCTTATTTCTCTACACATCAGTTGAACATCAACTATCGTTCGAACCAAGAAATCTTAGATTACGCAAACCAGTTCCTACAAATCGTGGAAGCGAACCAGTTTGCACAAATCCAATTACAAGCGAATGATTTAAAACCCGTAACCAAACAAAGTTTCCAAGAAGCTGTAACCTTAGATGTGCATACGATTGCTCGTCAAAAGGACGTAGACGAAAACCTTGCAGGTTATTTAGATAGTACTGATGTACGTGCTTTTATTGATGATAAAATCGCTAAAGATGAAAAGGTTGCGTTCTTGACACACAAAGGTAAACACATGAAAATCATGGAACAATGGTTAGAACAAGCCTATCCAAATCATGAAATTGCGAACCTTCATAGCAATAGCGTGTACACGTTATCGTTATTCTCTCAATTCGTAGCGGATAACAGCGACGCGTTACAAAATGTACCGGTGCATCAGTTCTTCAGTGCGTTTAAGAATATGTTTGCTAAATCTATTCAAGACTACCAAGCAGAACGCAAAGAACCGGATAAAATCTTACAATACAATGCTGACCGTTTATTGGAATACTGGGAGAAACATTTCTTCTTACTATGCGATAATATCGTGATTGCATGGAAACACAAAACACTTACAACGAATGACGCAATCCAAGAGTTAATCCAACTCGTGTTACAATGCGAAATTCAGTTCAATGGTATCCTACAAGCAGTCAACGATGAAACAAACGCTGAGAAGAAATCTTTCGACAAAATCCAACGTTCAACATTCATTGTATCGACTATCCATGGTGCAAAAGGTCTTGAGTTTGACAACGTGGTCATTTTAATCAATGAAAATGCCCTATCACGTCAAGAAGACTTACGTATGTATTACGTAGGCTTGACGCGTGCTCAAAAAGCAGAATACGTTATCGGTGTGACACAATCTCGTGTAGATATGCTCACAACTCGTTATAACGCATTGTTAGACTCATATCAATAAACTCAAAAATACCCGTAACCAATTTGGTTACGGGTTTCTTTTTTCGTGTCGTACCGCATGTGCTAAATGCTTTGATGGTGTAAATTTGATATGTTTGTATGAATCCATATATCCAACAGAACCGATTGGAACAGGATGTCCTTTGCGTTCCTTGACATTGAATGTACCGAAACCAGTCACAAGAACTGATTTACCTTCAATCAAACATTGTTCAATTTCATCGAACAACCGATTCACCACATGTGTGGCCAATCCACGCACATCATCCATATTATCCAATTTAAAATCCTTGTCAGCAAGGAACATAAACATCGCATCTACAACCTTGTCATTCAAATGCGAACGGCTTACACGATTTTCATATTTTGTCATCATTCGTACCCCTTTTTTTATCAAAATTAAGTACGAGTTGATTGATAATTCTACCAACATTATAGCATATCGTAACACGAATGTAAAATAAAATAGGTGAATCCAACAAGTGGACTCACCTATTCTTTTTTACAACTCTAATTCATCTTTAGGTTCAGGTTTTGGTTCCCATTTTTTCACCGCACTGGATGAACGAATCGTTTCCTTATTCCCTTCCCTAGAATCTCTACCGATGAACGAATGATGTTTCAACATGCTCGTATCCGCTTCACGTTTATACACCTTCGCGTTGTCCACCGCTTGTTCTAATTCTTGAAAGGCTGTATTTGCTCTCACTTTTTCTGGTTTGAAGAAGTTCGTATACTTCCCATCGAAGATATTAGCACCTTGTTTCGCCAATGACTCAAGTGTGCAAATCTTCCCACCGTAAGCCATTTTATCCATCGGTGAACCACAGGCTTCTTTCAGTTCTTTTTCTAGATTCATCATATACCCTTGTTCATCCGTCATTGAATGACTGATATTTTCGATTAACTCAGGGTTAATATGGATGTTCAATCCATCTTTATGATGATAGATACGAGTGGTTTGTTCCACCCATTTTTCACGCGTTAATGGAACTAATTTCCCGTTTTCACGTAAAGGAGTCCACCTTGTTGACCCATCCGCATCTACTGTTTCTTCTAACGCAATACCTTGCCACATTGCACGACTGGTACTCATGAGAATATCAAACTTGCGTTTCGCTTCAACAGGGTCATGTTTCGCTTGTAGAACGGATTGTGTTACCACATACGTTAATTCAAGCGTTTCATACGCGTTATAATTACGTAAAGCACTCATACCGCGTTGAGAAGACATACCAGCTACACCAGTACCAAAGGCTTTTACTTCGGTAGCAATTTGAGTGTTGATATGGTCTTGACGCGTAATCAATGGTTCGTGATGATCCACTAAGTTATCGAAGTCGATGTCGCCTTCTTCTTTCCCATCACTCACACCTAAGTAACGCATATATTGACGTACTTTACCGATGCTACCTTTCGCACCAGTTTCAATACAAGCATGACATACGCTTCGTAAATGTGATTCCATATCCTTGTAACTAATAACCGCCTTACCTGTTGCTTCGTGGAACGCTTGTTTATACATTCCGTTTAATTCTTTCACGAACGCTTCGCGACCTTCATGCAACGAAGCAACACCTTCTGGAAGCGAACCAGTTGCTTTATAATTACGTTCGTAATCATTGATACGTTGTTTGATGTCTTTAAAATGCGCGTCTAATTCAGGATTGTAATGACGTGCGACTTGTACGTCTAACCCTTGATGAAGATTTAATTCATACAAGCCTGTTTCTTCATCCTTCACCGCATAATCTAACAGATTACCAGCGACGCTTAATTTCTCAAGAACTTCACGTTTCGCTTCTTTGGTTTTCAGAGCTTTCACCCCAACGGAATCCCCGTCAAAGTCACCACTCATCGCTTCAACGACCGCTGGGTTTACCGCAACACCGACTAAATCTTCACGAAGCGTTGCTTTGAATCCACGAACGCCCCCACCACGTAACACAGGGTCACGCCAAATCATCACAGGGTCACCTTGCTTAATACCAAGGTGTTTCATCATCGCAGAACTCATCGCCAATTCATCCACACCGATGTTCGTATCGGCTGTCCATACCGCTGTTGCAGAAGATAATTGTTTGTTCGCCATCAAGCCTTCACGGAACAAGTTATGTTTCCCTTCGAACTTACGAGTGATAATATCTTCACGAGTCGTTGCGTATTTCGCACTAGCTAGAGCGACTAACTCATTCATTTTCGCTTCAATCGCACTACGTTCTGAAGCAGAAGCTGTTTCTAATTTCGCTTGTAAATCACGATATTCTAACGATGCTTCATAAACCGCTAAATACGTATTCGTATACGTATGCGTGCTCACTTCACCGTCTAACAACTCGTGACCGCTACGTAAATAAGCACTTAGGACAGGTAACACATAATTCCCATTTTCGTCTTGTGGAGTATACACAACATCTTCACCAGAGCCACGTAACACAAGTGGGAATGGAATCTTCATGAATCCACCTTTACCTTGTAATTGTTCCTTAAACTCTTTTAACATATCAGATTTTGCAAGAGAACCTTTTTCTGTATATTGCAACGGACTAGGCTCAAACACAGCACGGTTTTCTCCTTCTTGCGGACGATATTCCGTTAACAGATTTCCGTATTCGTCAATGTCCAAACCAAGGACAATCAAATGCTCACGTAAGTCTACTAAAGCATTATGATTAGAACCGTATAACTCAGTTAAAATAGCTGTTGCGTCTAACGCATCAAGACCCCATGCTAACTGAGCAGATGCTTTACGACCGCGACCTTGTGCCAAGGCTTCACTGTCGTATAACTTCGTCTTGTTATCCACAGTCATGTGAGTAATCATCATACGCACTGTACTTGCCCCAGATTCGACGATAGTACCATCGTTTAATACAAGGTCATATTTCTTCCCGTCGAACATTTCACGCGCTGTACCCCCGTTAAATCGGCTCACAGCAGGGAATGGTGCCATTACCATGTCTACATCTGGATTGTTTTTAAAGAACTTCACATGTTCTGTCAATCCCATCGCTTCCGCTTCGTATTTATCCATATCAGGGTCAATCACATACGGAGATACCCCTTTATTTCCGTGGAACTCACATAATTTATCCCCTGTTTGGAACGGACGCATCTTACCATCCGCACCACGTACTGGATGTGTTTCAGCCCAATGTTTACTTACAGCTACACCGTCTTCGAATGTACAACCACCAAGAGTCACTTGAGCCACGACAGCTTCTGTAACCGAACTTGCTTGCATGATGTTACTCATCACCATCTGTACACGGTCAGACGGGTCAAAGCGCGAATATTCCATCCCAAGACCATCAGCCATCAGTGGTGCACGACTGTTCACATCCCCTTTTGTCAGACTTCCATCAGGATTGATGGTTACGTCTTCCGTTAGGTAGCGTACAATCCCTTGATTGGTACCACCACTTGTAGCAAGTGGGTCAAAGTATCCATCTACTTCATGGTCTAAAACACCAAGGTTACGTCCACCTGTTAAAGCGAACACACTATAGAAGTTATCATTACGTGGATTTGTTTCAAACCCAGTCGTTCCATGAGTCGCTTCATATTCCGCACGAATCGTAGAACCTTCTTCGAATGATTTCGGATATTTCACACGCGATGATTCCATTCGAAGCACACGATTCACCCATTCTTGACTCAAGTTTTCTTCTCGTGCGTGTTCCATATAATCTAAATCATGCCTTGAATCATAAACACGACTATACACCTTATTGAAAGCTGTTGGTTGCATCGCACTTACAGATCCAGTTGAAACCGTGCGAGAAACTTCGTAACGAATACTTGCTTCCATCAACTCAGCATATCCACGTAAACGCGTGCGTTCTTCCATGGATTTGTTCTCACCTAGTTTTTGTGGAATCACATAGGCTTCATATCCCGGTGCTGATAAATAGTTCTTAGTAGATGCGAATCGAGTCCTTACAACCCCTGTTTCCGCGTCTGGTTCGAAGATTTGCCCCATTGTGCCTGTAATCTCACGCATATAATCACCATTATCCGTAATGGTTTTCTTACACACTTGAGTTGCTTTATAAGACACTAATCCGTTTGCGTCAATAAGGATGTCATTATCATCGACGATACATCCACGAGATTCCAATGATTCCTTCACAGCGTTAAACATCCGTTGCATGAAGATAGAATCTTTATCCTTCATCGGAGTGGCTGAATCCACATCGAAATACACTAATTGGTTTCCTAATAATTGATGCGAGAACGAATCCCCACGCATTTCATCCGCAGTGAATCCTAATTCTTGACACGCGCTTACGATTGCGTCGCGTTTGTTGAACACATCTTCAGGGCTGTCCATAAATTCAGATACAGTGACCATATCAAAACGTTTGCCGTTTTCATCTGGTGTAAATGATCCAACTAATTTATCCACAACGGCATCCGCGTGTTCTTGAATCGCAACTCCTGGTTCGCTAGTGTACACTAAATCATCGAAGTTATCTTCTAAACCAGCGTTGATAGATTCTTTACGCGCGTTATAATCGTCGATAGTCACACCCGGTTTCAATAATAAATCACTCTTACCGGTTAACACATCCCAGTAAGACTGATGGATTTCAGCTAAGGTAATATCCCCGTCTAGTAACGACTCAGGCATCACCATTTCGCTTTTATCAATTCCATCATATAATTGCTCACGGTATGCTTGATACACTTCATCTTCTCTTAATTGCGCTTTAAAGTTCTCTCTAGCAGATGACACAGCATCTTGTAAGAACGTCATCGCAGGAATAGACGAACTAACCTTCAAACGTGTCGCGCTCTTAGGTGCAGTACGATAGATGTTCACATCTTGTTCCTTGTATTCTGAGAACGGTTTGTACACAAAGTTTCCAGCACCACTCGATGTCACATAAGAACGATTACGTTTGAATGTCTTTTGTTGACCACCGACACGCAACGTGTATGATTTTTCTTCCGCATGACCAACACGTTCACCTTCCACAACCAATGGTTGACCTAAGGCAAAACGTAATAAGTTTACCATGTCTTCCGTTGTCGCTTCCGTGTATTGCACTGGTTGAATCTTACCGTTCGCATCACGTTTTGTATAAGATGTGTTGAAGCGTAACACAGCCCCGTCGTCGTATACACGACCGATGTATTGACTGTTCTCAGGAGTATCCGTCAAACGTACACTGATGGACGTTCCAGTAATTTTAGCTTCTAGTTGTCCATTTCGTTCTGGACGAATACTATACTCATAACCATTTTCTTGTAAGTAGTCCAAAATAGCAATCGCCTTTTTAATATCTGATTCGGGCATAAAATCCTTCATGCCAATAACAGGCTTCAAGTGATTAGATGCTTCGTTATATTCCTTCTCAGACATATACTTCACTAACATCGTCAACTTGTTTGTATCGTCGTCTGTTAACATAGGTATGTGCGTTAACGTACCGAAATTGTTTCGTAATCCCACACGAGCAAAGCGTAAATCTGGATGTTTTTCCTTCGCTTGTTTCATGAACCCAGACACGGATAAGCCCATACGGTCTAATTCCGCTTTGGATACAAAAATCGGTTCTGTTCCAGCTTTATTGACAGATGAGATACCTTCTAATAAGTTCCAATATGGAGATAATGGAACCACTTGTTCTTTCGGTATCATTTCACCTTTTAAATACGCACGAAAATCCTTCACATCCGCATCCACATTTTCACGTGTATATTCCGTATGTCCCGGTGCGACAGTATCTAACACCTTGTTCACAGCGTTAACAAGCATAGATACTTTCATGTTTACATAATTTGGCTTGATGTCTTGGTCACGCATTTGTTGAATGATTTCACTCATCATTTGCTTCCGGATTTGTCTACCCATGGACACAGACCAGTGTTTCTTTGCTTCCGCGTTCGCTACTTCTATCGCGTTCCAGATAGCAAATTCATAAAATGGTGCTAGGACATCTTGTTTATCAAATAATCCAATCGTATCACTCATGAATCATCATCCTTTCTTTTCTTGTTTCAAGACAAAGAAAAAACGTCATTGAATCCACAATGACGTTTCTCTACTAAGCAACTATACAAGAAAACAGACTCATGATACCATGACCACTGACTCACATCTTCTTATCTATTCAGTTGTATCAAAGAAGTGCCGTTGCAGTATTCAGGTTCGTTAACCCTTATCTTGTTACTATGATTGTATCATATCTACTCTATCAAATCAATAAAAAACACGCCCTGTAAGAGAGCGTGCCCGTAACGAATTATAAACCTAATTCGTCAACTTCTTTAGCTGTTTCAGCTTCAGCTTTTTTCGCTTTAGATTTAGTACCTTTAGCAGGCGCTTCTTCTTTCGCTACTTCAGTTTTAGCTACCTTCTTAGCTTCAGCCATAGCGTTGAATTGTGCTTCACGCACGTTTTCAGGCATTTCTAAAGCAGAAGGTTCTAATTTAGTAGTGTTTAACACAGCGTGTTTCACACCGTTTTTATCTTTAGATAAGAAGATAGAACCTTTTACTAAGTAAGCAGTTCCGATTTCGTTACCTTCTTTATCAAAGATAGGTTGATGTTTGTCACCAGCCACTTCTTTAATCGCATCCATTTGTTTTTGAGCATATGGTGCACCATTGCTGATGCGTGATACGCCGTCTTTACCAGTTTGAGTGCGAGTTTCTAAGTGCAAGTTACGTGCATCTTCATCAGGACGTAATGCTTCAGCATTGATTTGTACATCAAGATAATGAGTTACAAAGTTGTCCTTTTCAAATTTTTGTTTGTCGTAAGCTAATACGACCATTTCACGACCATTGTAGGCTTCTGAACCTTTACCAAATTTCATGTTTCTAATCCCCCTTGCCTTTCGGCTTAATAGTTAAGTTTTATTTGGATTTACTTCATTCATGTTTTCACGAAATATCTCATCCTAATTTTGTCGTAATTCATTCTTCGAAACAGTCATCTGATTTACATCCGGAATAAAACCAGCTTCAGTTTTTCGGTTTGTTTCACGAACACCTAGAGTGTAACATACTTTTCTTCTAAAGGCAAGTCTTTTAATCGTTCAGAGAACGAATCTTTCTAACAGATAGTCTTGTATACATAACAAAGGTAAGCGAGTTTCCGTTTCGACCTTGTAGATAGCTGTTGCCGAAGTGGAACGTATCGACGCACCATTCGAATCAGTAATGATTCATCGTTAGTGGTCAACAATGTTTGATATTCAGATTCAAAAGTGGCATCCACAGGCTCATTCACCTTCCCATGTAAAATAATAGGGCTGACTACAACCTGTAAGCCAACCCAAACAATACTAAACTATCCCCGAAAAAGAAAAGTAAAGGATACGGGATTCCCCGCCCCTTTACTATATCATATTTGGTTTTCTAGGTCAATTAACCATCTACTAAAACTTTAGCAACAGTCTTATCGAATGAACCACCAGCGATAAAGCCCCAGTGTTTCAACCCAGCTAAGAACTTAGCACCTTCACCAGTAAGTTTAAACTCACGTGTTTGTCGTAGACTTGCCCAGTCTTCATCAGAGATACCCATTTTCGAATCCTTCATAGAACCACCTTGCGTAAACGCACGTCGTTCATCTTCTTTGATACGGTCTTCCATATCCGCTAACGATACTCTATCGAAGATTTTCGTATCTTTATGGAATAACTCACCACTATCCGTCATCATGAATCCGTCTGAACCAGCTTTATGTTGCGTCACCCAGTCGCGTACATCATCGAAGCAAAGATTATACGCTTTACTTAGAGCTTGAGCCACACCACCCGGTGCAAGGATGTTCGTTAATCTATCACCGTCTTCGACTTCGACAATCTCATCCGGACTTAATCCACCAGTACCATCCGCATTTTTAGCGAACTTCTTAGACATAACCTTCTCAGCTTTCTTCTTGTATTCTTCCGTTTCAAGAAGTTGCATCATGTTATCTTCATTCACAAATTCTTTCGGTTTTAAATCCACGTTGTTTTCTTTCGCACATGCCATGAACTTATTCACCAATAACATAATACCGTTACTTGTTAAATCTTGGTCTTGACGCATAAATGAAACGTCATCAAGATCCAATTCATTCATGTAAAATTCTTTCGCAGTACTTGTCCAATACGCTTGTTCCAGACGTTTATCAACCATTTCAAAGAAGTTCGGAATGTTTTGTAACAAATCGAAATCCTTCGTTGTAGACAACGTTGGTAGCGTTGGTAATGAATACGATTTACCCGGAGAAGGAATCTTGTGTCCATCCCCTTGTAACTTATACGCCATCGGTAATGCTGTTTCGTTTCGGTTCCAGATTGGACTGTCACCAGCACGTAGAACCACAGAGTTGGCTGGATTGATGAACGCTAAGTCATTATAAGACAATACAGGTACTTCTTGCGCTTGAATCGTTTCAGAAATCGAACCCGAATCCAACGAGAATCCAGCGAACACGTCACGATTGTTTGTACGTGAAGACATGTAAACCTTATGCGTTGTACCAGACATCTTACTTACAGCATCAATAGATGTGTCATCTGTTGATTTTAAGAAGATAATAACACTTGTGTTCCCTTGTGCAATCTTGTCTTTAGACTCACCATACACGTCTTTTAATTGTTGTAATACTTGTAGAATCAACGTGAATCGTTGGTCTTGCCCTAAACCGATAGATAAATAAGTCATGAAGTTCTTGATACCATTTCCTTCAGATTCCAAGTTCCCTAACTCATCAAGCATCCAGTTTGTTTTATACAATGGTTTTTGGTTTGGTTTTGATAAATACGCCTTTTCGAAGTTCAACTCGGTTTGTTGGCTGATAAAAATCAGCAAGAGCTTCGCATAACCTTTTAAATGTGGTGGCGTAATCATGAAAATTGCCTTCGGACGTTCTGTATAACGTACACGATTCATTTCGATTGCTGGAACAGGTTTCGATGTTGTCATCGGAATAAATGAACCGAAATCATCCATCATCACGTCTACAACGTCTTTCTCGATAAATTGGTATCCCGGTACATATTGTTGTAGTTCTTCATCGAAGCGTAATTCTTCTAACGTACCGTTACGGACAATCTTCTTATGTTCGATTGGTGACATAACGTATTGACGACCGTTAGGAGTCGTTCTGTATCCTTTTGTGAACTTGAAGTAGAAACGCTTCACAACCATTTCGGATGAAGGGATTTGTAATTCTAGTTTCAAGTACATGGATTCACCCGGTACAATCCCTTCGAACATATACTCTACCCAACCGTCCATGGATACAAGACCCATGTGTTTAAACTCTTTACCAAGTTCTTCTTTCATCGCAGGGTCTTTATAAGCTGTCCAATAACCTAATAGACCGACAAGAGAGTGCTTGCGTAAGAAATCCACATCGAACTTCACTGAAATACGTCGTGGGAATGACAGCGAACCTAAGTCTAAGTTTTGACTCGGTGCACCACTTGTTAAAGATGCAATCGTCGGGTCAGTAAAGAACACCATTTGTGTGATTGCAATCCCGTATACAGAAGCGATTGTCTTATCAGAACCACCCATCGCTTTTAAGGTAGCATCCGTATTCAATACTTCGTTACGGATACGATTACGTGGTAACATCGCAGTTGCGTTGAAGTAAAGAGATAATAAATCCAATTCTGGTTTATCTTCCCAAATATACTTATTCATAAACGCCACATAATCTTGTTTCGCTTCTTTTTCTTCGTCGGATAATCGTAGAAATTCTTCAGATTCCACATCTAAGTCAGATTTAGGATTCTTACGTTTCTTACTGGATAATTGTGTGAATAACTGATAACAGTTATATAATGTCACACGAGTCCAGAGTTCATCAATCTTTTGGTCTAAAACGGATTGTTTCACGCCTTCGCGTTTCAACTTTTGCACTAATTCGCGTTCTTCTTCTAGGAAATAGTCAATAAGCCCGAATGCAGCACGCTTGAAAGCATTATTCGCCGCCTGATTCCAGAAAGGATCTGACCCACCGTCGAGCGGAAAGAAGGTTTCGGCAATATTGTTTACGTATGAAGCCGTTGCCCCCATGTTTCCTTCGCGTGCGGCATCCGCCGCTAACCCTAGAGGATTGTAGATTGCCGTTCCCATCGTGTTAATCAAATTGAGTAACAGCACTTCGTAACCCCTTGTTTCAAAAGGTACCATGAACTTAACCGCCAACTCACCTTTCGGGTCATTGACAATGATATTGTCTAAAATCTTCGCACGAGATAACGCATCTAAATACGGTTCAATATACGTTTGACCTTTACCGGCACGAGTAATCGCAAGTACCATTACGTTAACAGGCGCTGTATCTACAATGTAAACCCCAGCAGGTGTTTGCACTTCGTAATGTGGGAGTTCCCAGTCATCGTTGATTAAGTCAGCAATCGTCTTATACTTCCCTAGTTTCTCACGATTGCGTCCGTCTGGATTGTAGAGTAATTTAAAAGGATTAAATCTCTTACGGAATTGTTTCGGTGTGTTACTCGCTTCAAACAACGCATCCCCGAACTTTTCATCGATGATTGGTACGGATTCAAGGATTCTGTTTCCGTCTTTGTCTAACACAAAATCACCGGCATAGAATAACTCACCATCAACAGTTGTATCCTTCTTGTATCGTTTCCACTTTTGTACACGTTTTAACTTCGGTAATGTACCCCAATAACGGATACGTTCGACTGGAATGTGTAACACCTTAGCGACTTTCTCACCGAAAGTTGTTGTAAACACGCCTACAATCACCTTTGCAATCCCATATTTCAACCAAGCCATTGGTGATACACGAGTATTGAATGAGATGTACGCGTGTCCTAAAATCGCACTCGGTGTCAAACTATAATGTGCCCCACTATCAGGAATCACATGATAGTTGAGCATCATTTCAGTGGGCAATTGGATGTGTTGGTCATCTTCATATTGTAACAAACTCACTTGGTCATTCTTCTCGTTCTTACGATTGATATGTGTCCAACGAGTGAAAAAGAACCATAAGAACACAACAACCCATACGAATAATGCCACTAAGACCTTCCATTGTGGTCTGTCTTCCAACACCCAATACATGAATTTGTTTTGTTTCTTACGTAATTCGATTTTACTAGCGACTGTTCCGTTTTCTTCTGATTCAATCGCTTTGCTTTGTTGTTCTAAGAACCATGCTGGTTGTGGAACATCATCAGCGGAAGCATATTGTTCACTGGAAGATACGGTTCCATTTTCTTCTTTCAACGTATATACATACGTTCCTGTTCCGTCATACGATTTCGATTTTGATTCATACGTGATGAATTTAAAATCTTCATTGTAGAATCCATTCAATCCATCTTTATTCTTCACGATTTGCCCAACGGTTACATTAGCTGGTAGCGTCCGGTGGTTACTAGGCCATGCTTTAAAAATCCCGAACTCACTCATAGACATTACAACCCAGACAATCACAGCGAAAATGAATCCTAGAAACACCCCTGTTACAAACGAGCCTGTCATGGATTGTTTCCCTTCTAACTGACTACGTTCGAGCACTTGTTGTCCGAACACATCACGTTGCTTCCCGTGGGCTGTATCCACTTTGTTACGGTTAAATAAACCCATATATTTCCTTCCTTTCCGTTTGAAATAAAAAGGGGCTAGGGCTACGCCCTAACCCCTTCGTCAGTTACATTAAAAATGTTTGTTTCACGCTTGTAGCAACTGTATCCATGACTTGATTCATCGCTTGTGCATTATAAGGAACTGTTGCGTCCGCTTGTGCTTTCATACCAAGTAGGTATCCGATGAAACCAACAGCGATACATGCAACGATCGCAAGTGCGATAATACCGAAGATAACGCGTTTGTTTGTTGTGTGTTGACGTTCAGCATCGTCTTTCCACATTTGTGATTGATTCATTAAACGAGTTACTTCTTGTTCGTGTGTTTCAGTCTTGAAGGCTAAATCTTTACGGTAACGTTCGTTCAATTCTTCTAATTCAGCTTTAGATTTCGCAAGGATATTATCCACTGATTCATTTAATCGAACAATCGTTTCGTCACGAACTTTCAATTCTTCTTGATAACGAAGCTCGTTATCCATTAAACGTTGTGTTTGACCAGCATAACGTGCTTGAGCATCTTCACGTAAGCGTTGGATTTCAGCAGTATGTGTACGTGTTAATTGTTCAATCTTGTTGTTTAATGCCAATTCTTCTTGTAACGCTTTGATACGTGTTTCTTCGAATTGACGGTTCTCTTTCAAGAATTGACGAATCTTTTCTTCACCTTGACGTAACACTTCATGTTCTTGTTCTAAGAACTCAGCCATTTGGTCACTAACCATTGATTCTACTTTTAGTTCGAATTGACGAGCACTGTATTGCGCTTCGCTTTGACGTTTTCTATCAAGCGTATGACGTTCTGTAACGGCATTTGCTTCGATTTCTGAACGTTTCTTATCGTATAAACTTGATTTTTCAACTTCTAAAGCTGGACGATGTAAGCTATCGTATTCACGAGCTAGACGAATCTTTTCGCTTTCGATATACGCATCACGCGCTTTCGCATATTCATTTTCTTTTTCGTTAGCTTGTTTCGCACATTCGCTTTCAACGTTTGCTAATCGAGCTTGTTTTGATTCTTCTAATTGTTTCAACGCTAATGCGTATTGTCCGTCTGTTGTACCATATGAGAATAAATCTTCAATTTGATTCAATCCTGTCGTCATTAACTTAGGATAGTATTCACGTAAGCGAGCAACGTTTGATGCACGTAAGTTCTTCAATTCTTCGTTAATAGATGTGATTTCTAAGTTAATTTGATGGATTGTGTAATCTAAGTCTTTATCCCCTTTTTCAGGACGTTGTTCCAATAATGGTAACGCTGATGTTGTGAATCCACCAAAGCGAGCTTTGAATTTGTTCATATCCACTTCTAACCCTAAATCACCATAAATGTGATAGCCTACCACATCTTCAATGTCTTCTGGGTTAGAGAATACGACATCTTCTTCTGAGAATGAATCTTCGTCATACGTATCTTCTTCTGTCATAGATGTTTCTTCTTCTGGTTCTTCTTCTTGTTTCACTTCTGGTTCCGCATCCGCTGGAACTTCTTCTGAACCTTCTTCTTCAACCACTTCTTCTACTGGTGGTTCTTCCATAGGTGTTTCATCTTCTGATTCACCTAGTGCTACGACTACTTCGTCTTCGTCTGTTGCACCAACCGTTTGTAGGTTTTCGTCTACTGTTTCTACATAGTTTCCATCTTGAATCGCAACGCTATCACTTTCTTCTACCGCTTGAATCACTTCTGGTAACGTGATTTTAGAACCTGTACGAGTGATAGAACCATCTTCGTTAATCAATACAACTTCGTATAACACTGGTTTACCTTCAAATGTTTTTAAGAAATCATATTCATCTAACAATTCCACGTTCTTTTCAGTCGGAATCAATACTAATTCGTTTGCTTGTAATAATTCTTCTGTTCCCCAAATGAATAATTCATTATTTGCTGAAGCAATCGCGTTGATAAACGAACCTTTATCTTCATCCTTTTTATTCTTCTTACTTAAACCACCGATTGCGTCAGTGTGTACGAGCAAGCCAGCCAATTTTTCAGATCCATCGAATCCTTTTACCATGAATGGATTGGCTTGATTCACCGCTTCCAGTTCGTTATCAACCATTGTAGGTTGAATCAATTCTTCTAATGTATTTTTTTGTACCATATTGTTATAGTTCCCCTTTCATTTGTTTACGATACTTTTAAGTACGCTAATGTTTTCAAGATACTTGTATTACGAGCAAACGAATTTTCCATATTTTCAACGGATACATACAACGTATCCCTGTTTGGATTCCGATTGACCGCTTTTGCGATTTCGGTTTGTACCAAGGATGATACAATCCCTTTGACTTCACGAGCACCACCGAGTGTTTCTACGTTTTTAGATACTAAGTCAATCGTAATATAATCGACTAAATCATCCTTATTCATAAAGACAATAGATGTGTTGCTTGCTTGTTTTGTTTCTTCAGCCAGTTTATCAAGTGCGGATGAAGCAATTTTCTTTTGTGTTTCCAGTGATAACGGTGCAAATGGAATTATCGCATCAACTCGTGATAGTAGTTCGGGTGGAAACTTAATCTCATCCCCACCGTTGGCGCTTAATGCACGTTTCAACACTGGTAACAAAGTACTTCTATCCTTACTTAAATCCCCGTCACCGTCATTGAAATAATCACCGATTGTGTTAAATAACTCTGAACCAGCGTTCGTCGTTAGAATCACATACGCATTTCTAAAGGAAACACGTCTGTTGAATCGGTTTGTAAGATATCCTTCGTCAAGTACTTGTAAGAGCAATAATGTTGCCCCACGGGTTGCTTTCTCTACTTCGTCTAACAAGATAACTGAGAAAGGTCTTTCCCATACTTTACGTGTGAGTTCGTTTTTAAAAGTTGCTACGCTATCCGGATGCGAATAATCAGACATATCCATTCGGATGAAATTATTCGAACCCTTGACCATTAAATCAGCAACACATTTAGCAAGTTCTGTTTTACCAACCGCTGGCTTACCACAGAATAACCATGATGCCTTCGGTTTGTCCTTTCGTGCGAATCCAGCGAATTGACTTTGTAAGCTATCTTCCACGATTTGTGTGGCGTTTGGTTGGTCAAAGACTCGTTGATTCAATAGTTTGGCAATCTCAAATGGATTCACCGTTGTATCCAACTCTACGTCATAACCATCACGCAACACTTCATGGACTAATTCTTTCGATACAGTTTTTCCAGCATACTGGATTTTCCCTATCATCGCATCCACAACGTCTTTCGATTTACGTGGTTGGCTTCTTTCTGGGAAATACTTATCGGTTACATCTACGATGTATTTTGCAAGGTCACGGGGTAGTTCCGTGATGTAATCTGAAGCAAAATCTTGAAGAATCTGGATAATCACATCTGTTGTTAACTGTTCCAACTTAATCGTTTGGAAACGTTCCGTTAACGCCTGATTCTCAGCTAAGTATTTATCAAATTCTTCATACGTGGTTGCACAGATAACACGAATCCCGCGTGAACCAGATTTTTCTAAAATCGGTTTTAAACCATCTAAGGCTAACTCAGATATTTTGGCTAATTGGTGGTATTCATCAAAGAATAATACCAACGAGATATTGATTTCTTTCATCGCATCTTCAATCTCATCCGCCATTTGTTTCAAGGCACCGCTAAGGTCACTAGCATCTTTTAAATCAACGACTAAACGTGCAAAATCAACTTCTAAGTACACACGTTTGGTATCCATTCGTGCGAGTTCATTTGCTAAAGCAGTTTTCCCTGAACCAGCTTCTGATAAGAATAAAGCGTTACATTTTTCGGCTCGTTCAAATGTCGTGAGTGTCATTTCTACACTCTTTTCTCGACCATGAATCGGGCGTTTACCACCTACAATAATGGACGTGTATTTGCTAAGTAGAGTGCTCTCGTGATTCTTGAGATACGTTTCAACCATTTGTTGAATTTCATTCAGTGTTCTCACCCTTTCTCATTTTATATCTTTCGTGGGTGTCTACAAAGACCTTCCCAACTCTATGACCTAATGTTACCACATATATGAAGCAACTTCAAGTCAAAAGATTCATTTTTCAATAAAAAATATCATAAAAAAAGAAGCAACACCCTAAAGTGTTACTTCTTCTTCGCCCACGGCACCCAGCCTTCGCATTCCCCTAGCCCCGTCAGGAGTATTATCAATATAGCATACTTGATTCCATTTGTCAATCAGTAAGTTCGTATTCGTGTTCGACTTGTTGGACGTTTTCCTTAATACGATTCATGACTTCTGTTTCAAAGCCTACATCAAGAGATACCGTCTTCCCACGTTTGAACGAGCGTGCTCTATCACTGGTTGATTTAATACTTGATTCCCCACTTGCGAAACGATCAGCATATTCTTTCATCGCAAGCACATCTTCTGTTGGAAACCAATTCGTATACGCATCTTGTCCAGTGGATTCCAGATAGTGCTTCGCCTTCATGTATCCATCATAACGTGTTTCAGCTTCTTGTCTGAATTGATTGATGTATTGCATGGAGATTTGTATTTCACCTTCCCAGTCATCACCAATCTCGTGTAAGTCCAAAGCTTTGACCTTTTCAAACGGTTCTTCGATTTGATGTTTGATTCCAACACCATCGAAGACGTATCCTTTGACACGTAACTTCTCTTGAAATTCTTCCAAGGCTTTCCCATAAGCGTCAGTACGTTTAGTGATACGACTTAATAACCGTGGTTTATCCTTCTTTAAGTATCGTCCACCGTCTACACCATATTGTTCCAATCCAATGCGTTCCGCCATGTCCGATTTCACTTCTAGTAACGAACTATCCGCTACTAATTGCTCCAATCCGTCTATGTAGCGTTTTTGTTTGATTAAGTCGTTCATTTCTTTTTCGATGGATTCATCTAATGTTTCAAGTGGTAGCATATACTGGTATTTCATCGCACAACGTTCTTGATACAAGCGTTCAATCTGTAGGTAATCTAATACCACTTGACCTTCTTTGGATACACGGATGTCTTTAATACGATTGTATTCATCCTTAAACGCCTTTCCTGTTTCCTTATGGTCATTCAGACGCTTACGATACGACCGCAAGCGATACCCAAACGACAAGAGCGGGTCTTCTTTGGACACACTCAAGGCTTCAATAGGCTCACTCATCGTTTCTAGCATCGGTGTGATAATTGTACGTGCACGTTCTGGAATCTCTTTTAGGATACCATACACGCTGTTCACACACTCGTCTATTACGCGTTTACGACCTTTTTGGACTAATTTATCCCGGTCTTCAATACTCAAGTTCTCGCGTTCCATCCGAGCATCCGCATAATCATACAATCGTCTAAGCAGTTGCTGGTATCCAGACGTATCTTCCTGTAGCACATCATCCACTAATGATCGTGCTAATGCGTTCGCCTTTTTCATTTCCTTACGATGCGTTCCAGCACGCCACATAGACGTATCCTTCGGTAAACAAGCCAATAGGAACTGTAAGCCCCCACGTTCGTTAACCACCTTCGAAGCGTATTCCTTGACATAACCTTTCACGTTCTGTCTATCCACACCAATCATACTGGACATATATTGCAGGTGTTTCTCTCTATCCAGACTCAAATCAATCCCGTGACGAATCTTCTTGAATCCTTCTTTTGAAATCATTCCTTTTTGCATCCCGTCTTTCGTCAAGCGTTTCCCTTCACCCCTATCCACCATCGCTAAGTGACAGTGTACGTGTTTGGTATCCACTTGAATCGTACCTATGTATTGCAAATCAGAATAATCTCGACCTAGATGTTTCAACCCGTTCATGATTGCACGACGGAGTTTCAACTGGTCTACATTCCCACGTAAATCCCCACGTTGTTTCACTTTGAATCCTTGTGGGAGAATCCCGTTCTTGATTAAATAATCCGTATCAAATGAAATGACGGTCTTCATCACTGTTTTCCCATTGTCAAACTGTTTTTGAATATCCTTACTCGCTTCTTGTAGTTTCTCATGACTCAAGGATACACTACCGTATCCAAAAGCGATTCCACTCATTCCATCCGCTTCTTTGATATTCTGTTTCACTTCTTGTTTCGTATGTGCGCGTTCAGTAGCACTCTTACGAGCCATGTATCGCATTACGAAAGCATCCCCATCGAAATAAGTCGCTGGTGCAATCGGTTCGGTGGCTTTCGGTCTGGACATGTAGCGTGTGACATATTCCCCCGGTGTAGCCCCACGAGTTCCTTTATTATTCCGCATCTTCCGAGTGAACTCATTCATAATCGTAATGCTTTGTTTCAAACCCATACCCTTCACTTCCTTTCATAAAAATAGGTTGGCGGACTAAGCCACCAACCTATCCGGTTTCTTTAGAAATCTAATTCTGGTTCTTCTTTTTCGACTGGAATTTCCACACGTTTGTGTTCGTGTTTCAAGTTATGGTTCGGACGTTTGATTCCTTGTTTGTGATTCAATGAGAATCCTTCTGTTGTGCGTCCTTCTAAGGCTTCATCAATCATCTTACGAACTTCTTTCATTTCGTGAGCTTCTTTCACAGCTTCAGGTGGATATACCACTTCTACGTCTGGTACTTCCACACCTTCAGGTGCCATAGATGCGTTCAACCCTACCCAAGCAGGAGATACGTTTTCTGGTTCTTCCACAATCACAGATTCTTGTTCTTGTTCCACATGCACTTCTGGTTCTTCGTGTTCCACAACCACTGGTTTTTCAGGTGTGTAACGACGTAACGCATCTAAATCTTCGTATCCATATTCTTGTAATTCTTTCTTGATATAGTTGCTGTTTAATGTGAATGTTTCAGCCACACGTTCTTGTAAGCGTGCATTTTCCATTAAATCCACCGCTTTGTCTTCTTTAATAAGTCGTTGTACTTCTGATTCTTGTAACAATCCAGCCACATCAACATAAGAAGCATACACAACATCACGGTTCGATAAGAATTTGTATTGTGAACCGAATAAATCAGATGGACGACCTTTGCGAATCTCAATCTTATCCGCCCATGTGTATTGTTCACCACTTACCGCGTAATCAGAATACACCACACGACCGTAATCATTGTCTAACACATACATAGATGCAGGAGTATCCACATCCAACACGAGTGTTTCGTGAGCTTCGTGCATCAACATGCGTTTCACACGATGCTCAAAATCTTGTTCAAACAATCCTAATGGAATAAGTTTAGCAATTTCTTCTTCTTTTGGTTTGTACACAACGTGCATCGGCACGCGTTCTAAGATTGCATTAACAAAATCTACGTCTTCACCGTTATACAATCCATCTATTGTCACAGCACTTAACTGACCATGGAATACGAAAACAGGACGTGGAAACGCACCTTCGGATTCACGTAAAACTGTTACGTTCTGAACTTCCATTTGAGCCTTTCCTTCACCTGTTTGTAAGCGGACGATACGTCCTTCTTTCTCAGCAGTTGGTAAATCACCCACCAAGGCTTCCATTGTTAATTTGTTGACATTTGCGCTAAATACTTGTTTTTTCATTCTTTACTTTCCCTTCTATATGTTAGTCTACTAATTCAGCGGTTAATCCATCCGGAATACCGTTCTTGCCTAATTTAAAGCGTACCAACGCACGCGCTTCACCCTTACCACCAGTCTTTGTTTCTGATGATAGAATCACTTCACCGATATACTCAGCAGGTCTATCCTTCTCATAAGGCACCAACACTGGATACACTGTTAAGGTTTCAAATTGCAGATTCAAACCATCTGTATCAATCAAGTTGTAATGTTTTCCGTTACCATCCACTTTATCCTTCAACGCTGGTAGCAACGTGTTGATAAAGCTACTATTTGCATCTTTCGGGATTTTTAAATCCTTCATGACGGATTCACGAGCTTGCATGTATTCATCATACGTCTTCCAAGTGAACATCTTCTTGAACAATGCTTCCATAATCTCTTTATCCTTCGCCAAGCGATCCAAATCAATGACCGACGCTACGCTTTGTCGGTCAGCTTCCGCTTGCTTCGCTTGTTCAGAAAGCACTCGAATCTGTTCTTTGGTGTCATTCAATTCCGTTTGTACTTGACTCAATGCACTATCGTGTTGTTGTACAATCGTCAACGTCATAATAGATGTGATGGTGAATACCAGTGCAGTTGCACTAATCACGAACCAGTCTTTCTTGAATAATTCTTTACTGATTTTCATATCTTCACACCCTTTCTAATGTTGGTGACTGGGGTCATCTTTTTCGTCATCCCCGTATTCCGCACCGAATTTTGTAATGAATCGTTCTACTTTTTCAAACTTACCCGTGTTCGGATTGTATTCCGCTTTGACATAAGCGATAATCTTATCCGTCTTAGTATCCTTTGTTGCGAACAACACATGTCTATCTAAGTTCCCGTCACGGTTATCTGAAGCCACATACCAATTTGATGGTTGATGTTCATCCGCTGGATTCACTAACAACCACGGTTGAGAACCAATCGTTACATCATCATCCCCAAAATAAGTAGCCAATTCTTCAGTAATCTTCTTACGAGAATCACCTTCGGCTTTCTTGTACTCATTTTGTAATTGAACAACCATCGCTGTCGCATCATGTAAGGTCTTTCCTTCCGCTTTGAGTTGTTCAGGAGTCTTTGGTGTCACCGCTTGTTGTTTCTTCAAATCATCTTTTGCTTGCACGAGTTCGATTTCTAGTTGATTCTTAGCGTTATCCAGACGTTGCACGTATAATGTACCACCTGTAATAATTCCAAGTGACCCTAGAATGAACACCGCGTTCAGAACGAATTTAACTTTTGAGTTCATAAGCAAGTTTCCTTTCTGATTCAATATTCTATGTATATTATAACAAGACTCACGATAAAACGCAAGCCTTGTTACTTGATATATCAGTCAACTTTTATTCCCCAACCTTTTTGAAGGTAATATAATCACGTGGACTAATATAATTTCGATACAATTCCGTTGAGAATCCTAAGTGTAAATGCACACCTGTTGCATATCCAGTTGCACCCATGGTTCCAATCTTCTGACCTTGTTTCACGTCTTCACCTTCGGTCACAATCGGTTGTTCCTTCAAGTGACCGTAATACGTGTACAATCCATCAGAGTGTTTCAACACCACGTGGTATCCATAACCTGTACCCCAGCCGGCGCGAACCACTTTCCCATCCCCACTCGCAAGGATTTCTGAATCCCCATCAAGGTACACTAAGTCGATTCCTTCGTGGACATCGTTACGTACTGTTCCGTCTAGCAACGTTACAGAACGTCCTTCGTCATAATCGGATGTGACAGCGTATTTGTCTTGTGTGTTCAGTGGGAGTGCATATCCACCCGGATTCGGCACAGCACCCTTACCGAATTGGCGTTCACGATACGATTCACATTTGTTCAAGGCACTTTCAGCACCTTTTTTCGCACCGTCTACTTTCGCTGTTTTTGCAAGGGCTAAAGCTGAGTTTGCATAAGCGGTATCTGGTTTCATATCCGCGAATTTCGCGTACCAGCGTTCCGCTTCACGCGCACGAATCTCTTGACCTAACCAGATGTTTCCTTCGTATCCACGAGCAAAGTCTAACGCCGCTTCGCTAGGCGAACCCCATGATTTGCTCGTGTAAGTCTTACGCCACTCACCAACACCGTCAGGCCCTAATAGATAAGCAGTTTGTGCTTCAACGGTACCCCATGAGATATTATTCGCTTTCGCCCATTCAAAGAACTCGTGTTGTCGTGAACCAGTAATTTGCCACAAGCCCATCCCTACTGACCCACCGCCAGCATGATAGGTATTTTCGTCAGGAGTAATTCCGTTGGAGTATAAGTTTGGTAGGATGTATCCATCCACGTAAGCACGGATGTCTTCCATAATCTTTTTCTTTTCAGGCCCGATAGTGTATCGTTCCCCATAAAAACCTTCTACACGCGTCGGGTCATTTCCAGATTCTTCTTCACTGTTACCAATAGCACCAGCGATTTGAATATCATCCCATCCAGCTTCTTTTAAGATGGAATAAATCTTCTGAGCTGTTTCGAATTTCTTTTGTTCATATTGCGAATCCGTACCTTCAGCAACTTCTTGTTGTGCGTTCGCTACCACCGCAGATGTAGCCACGGAACAGTCGTCAATCCCTTCGTCCTTCTGTTCGGCACCACCAAAGAAGATCAGACCGACCACAGTAATAGCAGAAACAATCACGGTGACGATTGCGGTAACCCCCCACAAACCAAAACTAAGAATCGTTGAGACGAATCCAACAATCGCATTGACTAAGGCTACCGCCCAACCAATCATCGCTTGTACCGCAGAACCGATGAATTTCATCATGTTGGTAAACAGGGTGAGTTTCACGTAGCTGTCTAATAGATTCTTTAACTTTTGCACGCGACTGACGTTCTTACGAAGTTTCTGAACGCCTGTTTCCTTCTTTTTCTTACCTTCCCCTTGCTCTAAAGGGTTTAAGGATTTAGGATTCCCTTTGCTTTTAGAACCACTAGAAGACCCTTTGATTTGTTTGGAATCCTTATCCTTTGGTTTATCTGTTCCTTCTTTCCCCGTATCGGATTTCAATTCAGGTTTCTTTTTCTCACCTACTTTGGATTCTTTTTCATCGCCTTTAATTTGCGTTGAATCCTTCTTCTTTGATTCACCTTTGGTATCTTCGGATGAAGATGTCTTCTTACGTTTATCTTCACTCATTTAACTGTCACCCCTTTATCTACCATACACTTTCAATACATCGTCGCTCGTATTCATTGTAGAGTTTTTCGCCACGTTCTCTTTCTGTAATTCTAAATCTAATAATTGTGGAAGTAAATCCGTTTGATATGAAGATTTAGATGATTTATATTTCTCAATACTTTGTAAATAGTTTGTCAACACAATATTCGCTTCTTTAACGATGCTCACAGACCCACTATCCACTAATAATTCTTTGAAGGATGTTCCATCGTTTAACTTAAAGTCTGTTACAGCAGTTGTGTTTGATGAACTATTGGAATCTTTTTGTGCACGTACTAAACGCATTGTTTCGAATAACGATTTACCGTCTTTACGTACTTGAGCACCGTATTCCCCGACTACATGGTCTTGCCAGTTGAAGTTGTATCCACGTGGGAATACTGTTGCTGTTTTCAAATAGAGTTTATCTTCGTCATTATCCTTAGATACCACACTATCCCCTTTGACTTCCTTCGGTAAATCTGGAATTGCGATGGTTCTTCCGTCAATGCTCAATTCTTTCGCACGACGTTGGTATTCATCAATCGCTATTAATTCAGCTTTCATGGTTACTAAGGCTTTATGCAAGTCTTCCTTCACTTTTGTATCCGCAGGGTCTAACACAGATTCTTTGAAGACTTGTTCCACATCAAAGGCTTCATTATTTAACGCACTAAGCGTTTGTACGTTCGTCGCACCGAAGTTCACAGCGAATCTTGCTTGGTCATATTTCGCAAAGGATTCTTTCCCTGTTTCTTCTTCGACCTTCGCAGTGACTGGAACAATCTCAGAGTTTCCACGTAAGGTTACATCTAACACTTGTGATTTGAAAGGTTCTTCTCTTTCAAATAATAAACCCACATATCCCGTTGTACCAAAGACATAGATCTGACCAGACGGTGCTTCGCTGATGTGTGTATCATTTCCGTTCACCTTACGTGGCCCTAGGAACATTTGGTAATCATTCGCGTTTGCTGAAACTTGAGAAATATCATCGAACTTCAACAAAATAAACGCCTTCGTGCGGTCATCGTTCGTATACACGTTCACGAGCTGACCTTTTGCATCCGTTCGGCTCATTTCAAAGTCTTTTGTATAGGCGGATATAGTCGTTAATCTCTTAGCGTTGTACGACCAATCGGAAGCAAAACCAGAGATAGCGCATAAAATCATAATGGTTAATAATGATACGAATAACACCCCAAAACGCTCAATCGTATAGTGTTTTCCTATCCATTTCGGTAATTTCATTTTATCACAATTCCTTTCTTCTGTTTAAAATATTCATACACTAAGTTTATCATAAGTTGGTTCATATATCAAGAAACAATGATTGTTTTAGTGGAATAAAAAAAACTGGTTTCAAGCAAATGCTCGAAACCAGTACGATTCGTTGTGTTATTGATTAAAACAACATTGTTGGTAAGATGGTATTTGAAAATTCCGTTAAAGCATCGGCACCGCTTTGTCCTAAGTTAACAATATTATTGAAAGCCGCGCCTAAGAAGAATACACCAAACGCTAACTCAAGAACCACAAACAACCAGTTTGTTTGTTGACCTTTGTTATTAAAGGCTTTCCAAATATCCCAAACGAACATACAGATTAAAAATAAACCGACAATTCCGAAGAACGCTGTCGCTACCGAAATACCATTATCCTTAATGTTGTTTAATTTCTTTGATACAGCATTATCTTTCGCTAGATACATACCAGCAGTCATTAAAAAGTTATTCATTACGCTTTTCATCCTTTCTTATTTAGTGGGTTGTTTAGTATAGAAGTAAGAAAAAACCCTACTTCTACACTATTATACCCAATCTATCCTTAAATTGCAATCCTTTATACATCCCCTAAATCAATTTTAGGTTTCTGATTTGGTTTGCTTGTGTGTAATGTTGGTTTCGCATCATCCACGTTTGTCTTACCAGTAGCTTCTTTATGGATTTGAGTCTTCGTGCGTGCACGCTCAATCGCTCTATCCGCACGTTTCTTCGTAGCTACTTGTGATTGATATTCACGTTCTTTTGACTTGATGTCTTTCTTACGTTGACGTTTTGTTTGGACTGTCTTCACACCAGAAGATACAGTAGAAGATACTTTATTTGTGAAACTTGATACCGCATGTCCAGCCTTCGCACCTACAGATGTAATCGCTCGACCAGCACCGCTTTGTTTCACTTTATGAATCGCACCTTCAACGCCAAGTGCAAATTCACTATTCTTAATATCTTGACCGATGTTCGATACTTTGTTTCCAACAGCATTTCCGATTGCGCTACCAGTGGCTTTAACACCACCTACAACAGCTTTGGTTGCTTCCATGTCTTTCACATACTCAGCACCCTTACCAGCTAAACGTCCAGACGCTTGACCTAATTTAGCCCCTTGCCCAATGACACCATTACCAGAACGGTTGCCTTGTGCATCTTTACGTCCGAGCATTACGTTCGCTGTTGCATCACGGAAGCCTTTTGCGTTTTCAGCAAGGTTTGCACCCTTCAATGGTTGAGCATTTCCACTAGGTCTTGTTCCGACGATTTGGTGTACGATATTTTCAATCGTTTCGTTAAATCCAGTGATAAATTGCTTACGGTTTTGAATCGCAATCTTACCAACGTAGAAACATAATACCATGATAATACATGATTTAAATGCTAAGTAACTAGATGCTACAATCGCGTTATCCCCATTCGGTATCGTATCGACCAGTTTCCGCAACGCGGTTGGTACGGCAAAGATGACTTCTTTAAAGATCTGATACATGAACATTGTACCAAACGCAGATAGTAATAGCATTACGAAGGCACCAATCACCTTAGCGATACCGCCAGCAACACCAAAACCTACTTTGAAAGTATTCACAATGATTGTAAACATACCTGTTAATGAATCTTTCATCATCCCAGCAATATACATGAATCCAACAATCGCAAGTGTTCCTGTTAAGAATACCGCTTCAAGGAATAAGAATAAACTTAACAATCCACCACCAACGATGTTGACTGAGAAGTGATTTGAACGCGCAATTAAACTAGATGATTTCGTTGCAGATGTCATTAACACAGAACGCCCTTGAAAATCACTTGATAAGTAATTGTAAGTTGCTAAAGGACTAAATGAGTTCTTACCTTCTGTTGTCACAGTTGTGTATTTACCTGTTGTAGATACTTTGACGTTGTTCCCGTCATTTGTAGCTTGCATCAATACTGGTTTACCTTTAGGGAATCCATCAGCGATGTATTGTACTACTTTTGTTTTGTCTTTTAATTCACCGAACACATCATCAACACTCTTACCTTTTTTAAAGGCTGATTCATAATCAGATGCTAAATACACCTTATTTGTCATATATGCGATGATACGTTGCATAATCAAATCAGATTTCACAGCATCTTTCGCAGTTTCTGTTTGTTCTTTGATGTTTTCTAATTGTTTGTCTAAGTTCTTAGACGCATCTAACTGGTCTTCGCCTGTTTTTGCACGGTTGGTAGCCACCGTAGTACTTGCGAAATTACCATCCGCTTCCGAGTTCGCTTTTTCAACCATGTCTTGTAAAGCTACCACAGTCTTACCAGTCAAACTTTGTGCTTCACGGTCATACGTGAGTTCAAATCCGTTTGTAGATAATCCGTTTTGTTCCACGTTTGTTTGGAAGTCATATAGGATTGAATTGAAATACTTATCCACTGGCTGACTCGTAGTACCTGTATCCGCCATGGAACCAATCGCATCAGTATACACACGACCCATCAATGGAAGTAATACTAAGAAGAACGCCAAAATCGCGATTGCTTTTTTGAGCCATCCGAGTGATTTTGCAAAGTTCTTCGATAACATCCACCATAGAATAATAAATCCAATCATCAATGGAATGGTTACATATACAGAGATTCCGTATAAAGCGTTATACCAATCCCCGATATACTTCCCTAATGTCACCATCCATGAATCATCACTGTAACCAGTAAAGTCTTGTGTTTTAGACACTAAGCGAATCCCTTCAGTGAATAGGTTAAATGGATTCAATGTTTGTAACACATTACCAATCACACCCCACATGGAATCAATCGCACGGATTGCAGACAATCCAGCCCATAAGAGAATCCCTTGTACTGTACGAATTGGTTTCCAAAACATGTTTCCATCTAAGGCATCTAACCCAGCGCTTTTCATCGCTTCCCCATAGATGATATATCCTGTAAAGTCTAAACCGGTATCCCCATTACCAAACACAGGCGTGTTTCCGTTTGGCCCAATCCCTAATGTATCATAAGAGATACTAGAGTTTGCTTTCGTAATCTCTACTACAGAGAACACAGAACCTTTGCTTCGGTCACGGTCACGAACCCCAAGGTAGTTCCCAGCTTCACCGGGGCCTTGTTTCCCTTGAACGTTCTTGAAGATTTCTTCTGGCTTCCCTTTAAAACCAGCCTTATTAGCTTCTTTAGACACGTAAATTTCCATGACTTGAGCCACGTCACTTCCCGTGTTGTAGAAAGAATAGGCTTCATTTTCCTTATCGTCCGCGAATATCGAAGGCATTGTTGATGCTAAGAACACCAAGAACAATGTCACTATCACCGTCAATCGGACGAGTAGGCTCTTTTTTCGCTTCATTCGTTCATCCATCCTTTCATTTATAATCGAATATCGTGCTCGAACACGACGTTAGCCATTTTCCGACGAATATAACTAATCCCACTATGAGTTGTCAACGCTGACCCAAGGTCTGGTGGAACCGTTCCGTGAACCGTTTGTTTATACAATTCCAAGGTTCTTTCCGTCATCGGGCCTAGGATTGTATAATCCGCTTTGTGGAACTCATTTAATGCTTGTTGATGAATCATATTATCCGTCTTGTCATATAATAACACAATTCGTACTTGTTTTCGATTCAATCGTGTAAACAATCCTTGTAAATACGCTTGTACGTCTTTATCTTCGATAATGTCACAAGAATGAATCATTAAGACATCCCCAGCTTCTAGTTTCGATGATGCGAACGTCACCGCGTTAATGAACTGAGCCATCGCACTCACAGGGTCTACTTGATAGAGATTTGATAAGTCATAAACTACACGTTGCGTATCTTGAATATCATCTACTCTATCCGTTGTGTGATGGTCAAATAACTTCCCTTGAAATTGTAACATTGAACGGAATGTGTTCTTGATAATTTCAGAAGACTTTTGCTTAAATTCCGCTTTACTACTGTTTAAGATTTCAGTTGCTTTCTGGTCTACATATAACTGGAAGTCATGTAACACAGGTACTTGATTATGAACTAAATCCTTCATACGTACCCCTTCTGAGTTACGAGAAGCGTTTCGCACCCACATCCCACGGTCAATGTAGAAACTTGTTAATAACTCGTCTAAGATACCATTGACGATGGATACATCTTCTGGACTCAAGTTATAGTATCGTCCAACCATCAACTCAATCTTCAATCGTGTTTGGTTGAACAAGTCTTGCGGGTCACTCGCATCCCCGAACGGCTCGAACATGTTAATTTCCCCACGTTGAAGATCAATGTGTACCGTTCTGTCCGGGAATTGATGTCCTAAGCTCTCTAAATCAATCGGTGCAAGCACCATTTCAGCCACACGATGTCGATTGATTAACGCAGATTGCATAATCTTTTCACCCCACGCGTGTGAGATACTCATACGTTCTTTTGTGCTGATTTGTTCTTCGTGAGCCACAACTACTCTATCTAAATAACCATCTACATCGAACAAGATAGCACTCGTATTCACATCCGCAACCATTTGTCCAACGTACTCACCTTCATCGTCCGCTAAACCAGCGGTTACAAGGTTGTATTGTCCAGCTAATTCAGTACTGGTGAACCCAAAACCTTTGTTACGCTTTGATTCATGGTCAACAAACAAACGATGAAGCTCATTGTATTGTTCCCCGTGATAAGGTGCAACCGATACGGTTTTAAATGAATCCTTGAATCCACGTTCAAGCATTTCTACCGCTTCGTCCAAAGTATCTAAGTCTGGTGCGTATAATAAGATACGGAAATGAACATTCAAGTATGAATCCCCATTACGAATCTCATCCGCAATCACTTCGATGTCAGAACGCATCGTTGCTTTCTTTTGAATATCTGTTGTAGTTTTATCTGTTTGACTGGAAATTTCTAGGTTATCTTCAGAGATATTCAAATGTTTCGTAACCCAGTTGTCTTCCCAACGATTCGCTTGTTCTAATAAAATCATTTTGACAGTTTGTGGTAGCTCGACGTTTAACATCGAAATACCCCACATCGGTGGTAATGGAATGTCACTTCCTTCGCTATTAAAAACAGAAAGGATAGTTCCTACATTCCCTTCCACTTCGAAATAATCACTATGGAACACATAACCTGTTTTTGGTTTGATGTTCCTTAAAAACGAACCTTTGACATAAGGTCTAACGTCAGTTGTTTTTGATTTTTTAAGTTTCTTTTTGAACATGCGTTACACCCCTTTGTACAGTTTCGAGAATAATTTTTCAACATCTTCTTTTCCGAGTATTTCCGCTCGTTGTACCATAACCCCTTTTGTTTCCACTTCGTTTACAAATGATGATAGTAACTGACGTAAGTGTTTCGGGTCTTTTGATGAGAGAATCATGTATTGATGAATGGATTTGAGTTTCGCCCCTACCACTTCTTTTAGGATTGCTTCTTGTTCGTCTAATCTCTCAAGAATATCCTTATCTAATTCTTCATCCCACCATGTACGTTTCATGCGCACGGCTTCTAACTGAGTATCCACCTTTTGTGCTTCATGACTGGTTAGTTTCCAGTGCGTCCATTCTGGTTTTAATTTCGCATAATAATTGGCTGTTTCTGTTAAGATACGATTCTTATCATCTTCGAATAATAATACAGAACCTGAACCAACCACTCGATACACAACACCGACGCTTCCGTCTTTCATTTGAAGGAATAAAAACTTGTTTCCTAAGACTTCTTCTTCTTTTAAATCCACACCGATTAAGTTCGCAAATAGATCCGCATCATCACTCAAACGTGTTGGAACGCGTCTACGTGCAGGATTGAGATATTCAAACAATCCGATAACACGCATGTATCCGAGTTCTTTTGTTTTTTCGTACCTTCCTAACAAATAAGTAATCAATAACCACACGAGTCCGAATAGGATTTGAACCGGAAGCATCGCATGAACCATGAAGGTATTCTTCATAGTCCACGCAAGTGCAAATAGACTCAAAATATAAATCATTAACGAACGTAAACTAATCGGTTTCGATTCCAATGAGTTATCATTCGTTGAGAGTCGGATTTCGTTATCTAATCGTGAGTTATGAATGTTTGTAGGTATCTTGTACGCTTGTTTTACCATAAACATTCAGTCCTTTCTTTAGTTAAAGTCTAATTTCAATCCATCTTTGTCATTAAATGAAACATACGCATCGAACGGTTTTCCTTTTCGACCGACTAACCCTACAACGAAGATTCGTCCACCGTTCTCAAGTTCAGCACGTTCATCTGGTGTGAATGTATGTTGACAGAATGTTTCTGGAATCGAGTTTACAAAATTACTTTGGACACCAAAGTATGTTTTTCCGTCGTAAGAACCTTTCCCTAGGTGTAAATCTACCTTATACGTACCACCTTTTGATGATGGTAATTCTAATCGAAGTGTTTCACCGTTCAATAGACGTTGTTTTTCGTCTTCTGTAAACTCATGTGTTGACCATTTCGCATTAAATGACACTGTTTCCCCTGTTGGTGCGAATACACCTGATACTTTTTCTTTCTTTTCAAATTTTTCACTCATCGTAATTTTTCCTTCTTTCTGTAATTTTTCAGCATTTGCTTTCATAATTTCAATATCCGATAATAACATCGGTTTGACACTATCCCACATGGTTTCACCTTTAGCTTCACCATTTTTAACCTTTTCCATGTGTTCAATCAAATCGCTTGTCACCTTCACGGTTTCGATTTGTGTTCCACGGAATAAATCATAAGCCATTTCCCCAAACTCAGTCGGGATGAGTAAACCACCCTTACCTTGTTTGAACAACTGTTTCACAGCAGATGATTTCTTCACTGGCGCTACTAAGGCTTCAATCGTACTTAACTGAGTCGAACCAGTACCGACGTTATATTTCTTCAACTGGTCTGTCACCCACTTGATTGTAGGTGCGCTCGGTTTCGGATTCACCACTTCGCCTAACATCGCTGTTGCGTGTGTACCGATACCACGGGATGCTTCGTCCACTTCGTTATCCCAATCCAGAATCTTCTTAAATCCTAAATCTTTAGGGATGTTCACGCTACCCACATAGGATTCGTCTTGTACTAGATGACCTGTTTGACGTTCGTAGACATAATCAGATCCACACATCGCCAAATAACTCTTAGCGAGTATCGTGTAAATCTGAACCCCTAACTCACCATATTGCGTGCGGATTTCGTCCATCGAAGAAGGAATCCTATCCCCCGGACGGTTGGCCCCGTGTCCAGCTTTATCTTTCACGTGTGTGCTTCGTGGTGTGCGTACTGTTACTAAGGATGTATCCACACCGACAAGATTCGCAATCGTATCTAAATGTGGTAACAACTGTTTGAATTGCTCTGTCGTAATCGTATCGTCACCAGTACGTGGATAAGATACATAATGCGCTTGATACATCTTCTGATACGTGTTCTTGACATCGGCTGGTGCGAAGTTTGCTTTTGCTAAGATACCCCCTAATGAAGCCAAGTTGACTAACTTAGGTGGTGCACTAGTACGCGTTTCAGCCTTATCGAACACAACCGCACTTTCTTTCAAGGTTTGATTCATCAGTGCTTGTTGTTGTGTATCATAAATCGGTGCATCTTTCTTCTTATAGATAACCCCGTTTTCGTCTTTGAAACGATTTTCGTATCGGACTTGTTTCACGTATTCTCGACGTGCACGCGTTTGAGATACCGTTAAATAAGTAATAAACCCTTTCAATCGTCCTTCTCGCAATACGTTTCCTGTTAACGCGTAAGAAGCTCGAACCCATTGCATTGTTAGAAAATCAGTACGTGCTCTTGTTTCCGCTTGTACGTATTCATCAAATGTTTCGATACTAGGTATCGGTTTACGGTTGATAAATGCGTTCTGTAAACTTGTAGGTGCTTCATCGAAGAAAATCATCCGAGAAATTTTCTTATGTGTCAATCCTAGTTCGATTAAAATCTCACCAGCAATCAATCCACCTTCACCTGTTACATCATAGTCTGTTGCGATGACGATTTCGTCACATTTCGATAATGTGGCTTTCAATCGTTTTGCGACATCTGGTTTTGTACACGTTCGTTTCCAAATCAAATCTCGCCATTCCCACGGAAGGTTCGCTAAATCCCAGCTCTTATACTTGTCTTTCAAGTGAGCCGGAACTTGTTTGGTCATATCCGTATCATAACCATAAATATGACCCACCGACGCGACTGTTACGAAATTCTCACCATTGAAAGTTCCTTGTGAACCCCCAAAAGCTTTCATCCCGTCACGCATCGCATCTGGTTTCTCAAATAGAATACCAATCACGTTGACATCCATCCTTTCATTAACTATTTTTCTATCTCATTGTACCATAGATTGGTTCATATATCAACCAACTTAATCTGTATCAGACATAAAAAAAGAATCGCAACCACAAATGGTCACGATTCAAACACATGTAGAAAATACACAAAATATCAAAGAGCACTATGACTGTACCATACCCTATTTGAAATGTCAAATAAAAACACCTTCTGGAATCCAGAAGATGTTTCAGGTGGAAGTATGGTTCTCTCAATACCATATGACTATCATACCATAGGAATAGGATGATTGTCAAAAGAAAAAAAAGAACCTTACAGTCGCAAGGCTCTTTCATTGATTAGGCTACTTCTTTTTTACGTAACACTAGGTATCCAGCACTTCCTAAAGCAACCAATCCTAACACAGGTAAGAGTGTTACATCTTGAGAACCTGTATTTGGTAATTCTTGTTTTGGTTGTTCTGGTTCTGGAGTTGGTGTTGGAGTCACAGGTTTTTGTGGCTCTGGTTTTTGTGGGTCTGGAGTTGTTGATTTAACAGTGTTAGACTTGTGGTCTACATTGTTAATACGGTTTGCATAAGTATTTTCGAATGTACCTACCGCAATACGTTTGAACTCTAGGTATACGTCTGATTGGAACACAGACGCATCAGCAACAGTTGATAAGAAATCTTCTTTGAATGAAATTGTAATCTTACCATCTTCCGCAATCGCTGTTGTAAATTTCGTTACATCTGTACCAGCAGAAAGAACTGTACCATCTTTTAATGTCACGTCTTTCACTAATTTAGCAGTGTATTTGTTTTGGTATTCGTCACCTTTTTCGTCATAGTCATCTGTAAATGCGTAATCTTTTAAGGATTCTTTACGTTCACCAAGAACTAACGCACCTTTCAAATGATAAACGAATGTTGAATTAAGATCAATCGTTGCACCGTCGATGTTTTCACCGTCAGCCGTTTTCTCAATCGCCTTTTCAGGTTTCAATCCAATGACTTCATACTTAACTGTATCATACCCCATCGCTAACGCTTGTGGTTTGATTGTGACACGAAGTGCAGTACCACCACCGAATACACCGTATCCAGCACCAGAACCGTCACCTTCTTTGAAGATTCGAGTATATTCTTCTGTCGATGTTCCAGTTGTTGCGTGTGATGTACCGATGTGTACTGTCATACGATTACCGATACCAGCAGATACATAAGAACCCTTAGGAATCGCTTGTACATTGTCGAATCCTTCGTTAATTTCTGGATTGTCATGATGCACAACACCGTTTGGTAATTCTACTAAACCACTGTCTTTAGGAATAACGTTCTTAAATTGAGTACGGTTGTAATCAATAGAGAATGATTGGTTCCAGTCCACGTCTGTAACAACAGTTGCATTCGCTAATGTTACATCGTTTCCAGCTTTGTCTTTGAAGTCAACATGGAAGTTGAACCATTTTACGTTGTATACATGAATATCCCAAGTGTTGCTATCACCATGTAAGAACTCTACGTCGTGACGAATGGTATCATCACCTAAGTTTTCAGGTGTTTCAGCAATCGTTACTAAAGCGTCGATTTGACCATGTTCTTTTGTTTCACCAACGTTACGTAACCAGAATTGTTGACCTTTTTCAATTTTAGAGATTACGTGTTGTGTACGTCCATCACCCGCTGTTTCAGTCACAGCGTTCGCACTGACGTTTTCGAATTTAGTATCATCATACCAACCGATTGGTTTCACGATTGTATCAATATCGTTGTTGCGGTTTTCAGCCACTAATTCGAATGATTTGTAGTAATCTAATGAATTACGTTTAGATTCGTCTACTTTACCGTATAACGCATCACCATTCTTTTCTTCGATTGGTGCTTCGTCTTTCAATTCTGTTTTCTTATCGTTATATGCTTTCAACGAGTTGTTGTAATCATCAACTTGTTTTTGCACTTCTTCCGCTTTCGCATCTAGTTCTTTTTGCTTTTCAGCGTTTAATTTGTCAGCAGTTTCTTGAGTCAATACATACTCAGTTTTTGCTTCCCCTTTTTCAACGTTCCCACCAGATGCTTGTACTTCTTCCGCAAGTTTGTCTAATTTAGTTGTATCTTGCGTAGCTACATAAGAGCCTTCTGTACTCGCTTGTGTTGTTTCAGCAGGTTTCGCTGGTTCTGGTTGTGTAGCTGGTTGGACTTCATCCGCAAAAGCAGGTCCGTTCGCTACTAATGTTCCAAGCATCAATGCGCTTGATGTTAATAAGAATTTATTTTTTTGTTTCATGTTTGTATCACATTCCTTTCTTTTTCTTAGAGAAATAAATCCCTTATGTCCATCATCACACAACAAGTTGATTCAAAAATCAAGCAAGTTGAACAATTTTCTTTAAAATGATTCTAATAGTTACGATAAAGAGAGCCGATACAATCTGTATCGTATCGACTCACTCTATCGGTTATTTTACGCTGTTTGACGTTTCTTCAACATCAATACCCCAGCAGAACCTAACGCGATAACCCCAGCAACCATTGCTAATGAGTTATCTTGTGTACCAGTGTTTGGTAACACGTTTTCTTTTCGACCCGGTTCACCCGGATTACCCGGTGTAGGTGTCACAGGTTCTTCTTTCACTGTTGTTTTGTGGTATTCAACCGCAATTTCTTGAAGTTGTGGTAATACTTTATCGTTTTCGATTGTCAAGTATTCCGCTTTTGGTTCTTCCGCTTTTACAATCTCAATCGGTGCTACTTTCTTTTGAGAAGCACGACCGAACACGCCACCAACGATCGAGAATGAATCGTCGCGTGTATTCGTATGGTCAAATGAGAATTGAATCTTCTGACCTTTCGCGTAAGACCATCCTAGACCATTCGAGTCAAGGACACCCGCAGTGCTATCACTCTTATCGTTGTCGTTAGCTGTAAACACGTTACCACTTTGTGACATGTTTGACCCCATTGACAATGAAGCACCGTCTAGTCCATTATCAACCGTAACATATTGCATGTTATCAATGTCGTTTAACGTTACATCTGTTACGTCATTTGCATCCGTGATAACTTCAACCTTCACGTTTTTAATCCATCCCTGACGGTCGCTTAAATATTGGTTGATAGCGCCACCGCCACCTTGTCCGTCAACGCCACCGCCACCGTTAGCGTCGCCTTCACCGGCAGATAAGAACACACCGTAGCCGATACCACCATCCTTAGCAGACCATAGAGCTACATAAGAACGAGCGAATCCAGAACCACCGGCTGGAGTAATTCCAGAGAAGCGTAATGTTACATCCCCGTGGGAAGTTCCTTTAACCTTGATTTCAGCAGTACCTGTTTTGTCATCAAACAAGAATACGTTATCGAAGTTCGCATCAGTGTTTGTTTCACCGTTGTATCCCTGAATTGACCAACGCGCAATTTTAGGTGCATTTACTTTAGTAGCCCCAGATACAGCTTCAAATGTAGTATTTTCTGTCGCTGTTAACCCAGACTCACCTTTTTCGCCAGCGTTCGCTTTATTCCAAGCATCTACACTTGCTTTGTCTTTTTCCCAGTTACCAGTGTAAGTCAATCCATGTTTTTCCATGATTTCTTTATTGCTGGCAAGTACTTTTTCATAATCAGCTTTTGCTTGTTCGTATTTCGCTTTCACTGTTTCATTGTAAGCATCTACTGTCGCTTTATCCTTATTAAAATCACCAGTGTAAGTCAATCCAGCTTTTTCCATTTTCGCTTTTGTTTCTTCAGCGTTTACTTTGTTGAACTCAATAATAAGGTTGCGCTCTCTATCCATCGCTTGTTTCTTCGCGATAGCTTTGTCGATTGTAATGATTTGAGCATCTTCATCCGCTTTCGCTTCAGCTTTTGTCTTGTATTCAACAGTTGGTTTTTCGATAACCTTGATGTCTAAACTCTTAGCTTTCTCAACAGCAGACATTAAGTCTGTAGAATGTACTTCTTCCACGGATTCTTTAGATTCTGAAGGAGTTGCTTCAGTAGGTGCCACAGTTGTGTCAGCGGATGCTGAGTCTGTTGGTGTGGCTGTTGTGTCATTAGTTCCTGATTCAGTTGGAGTCGCTGTTGTTTCTTCCGCTGGAGTTGTTGATGCTTCAGTGGGAGTTGCTGTTGTTTCCGCAGTCGCTTCAGTCGGAGTGACTTCTGGCGTTGGAGTCGCAGTTGTTTCCGCTGGTTTTGCTTCCGTCGGAGTCACAGGTGCTTCCGTAGGAGTTGCTTCCGGAGTTGGTGCTTGTGTGGTCACAGCAGTTTCTGTTGCTGGAGCAACTTCATCAGCAGATGCCACCCCACCGTTCACAAAGGCGATGAATCCCATCGCTAGGATAACACCACATGTTCCGTATTTCTTCGTCTTACGGATTGAACCGTAAGCTTTTGTTTCTCTAGGTTGTTTTGCAAATAATCGTTTCATCATTATTCTTAATTCCTTTCTTTTTCTTTTTATTTATCTATCATAACATAACTATTTTCGTGAAGCAATCTTATCGGCTACGATAAACAATCCTTCACGGTTTAAGTGTCGTGAATATCTCGAATCCAAATACAACACCGCAAATTCAGAAACACCTAAGATTTCTTGAACCTTTGCAATCAGTTCTGGATACAACATTTCTTTCACAGCACCGGCACCACCACCGTATACATAAATCACTTCAGTAGATGCCCCAACACGCGTCAATACGTGTCCTAGTTTTTCAGCTACTTCACGAGCGAAGAACTCAATTTCATTATCCACGAATCGTTTCACACGTTCATAGTGTGCTCGTTTCAATGGACTCGGTTCGTGTTGTAAATAAGAAGCCAGTTGTTTACGGCTTGAGAATCCACCATTGAATCCTTGTTCTTGCATCGCTTGTAGAGCGTTCGCTAACACAGAACCATAACCTTTATTTAAGGTCATACTTGCATCGGTATTGAATCGTCCATTACTGAACACAGGGAAGTTTACCGTTCCTTCGCCAATATCAATCCCTAGAGTATCTTGTGCTCTTAAAACATCGTTTGCCGTGATTCCTTCAAGTGCGACACCATGTTTACGCACATCTTGTAACATGATGTTCATTAACGGTTCGCCTTTAGCAACGATTGCGTATTGAGCACTCGCCCCTTCTGCAATCACTTCTACTTTCTTGAACGTTAATGTGACTGAAACAGGTGTTTCGAAATTATGAATCACTACTGTATGCGCACCGTTTAAAAACTCGTTTGCATACGTGACACGATGTTGCATGTATTCCGTAATCGGTAATGCGAGTCCACAGTACACGTCCGCTTTTAAATGCGTACCTACTGGCGGTAATGTGTTAGTTTTATCCACATAATCCTTCAAGACTTTTCCGGCTATGCACCCCAACACGAGCATTTTGCTGAGTGGTTGTTGTGCCTTACTTAAAGATCCAAGCACGTCAAATTCTTGAAACGCACCACCGGCACTGAGTGACCGATTACCAAATAATCGACGATAATTGTCAGAAATCATTGGACTTACAAATGAAGCATCCAATACATTGAATACATCCGACAATTCTTCTTTCGCTTGTCCATCTGGTGTCGGTATCGGGTTTTGTCGTGTCATTAAGGCGACACCACTCGGAATATCCACAGTCGTGATTCCACCTTCACCAGCGATTAACCCTTTTACATACCCATTACCGATGTCCAAGCCAGCTTTAATGATTGTTGTCATCTAATCTTCCTTTCTATAGTAATTACCTTCCGAAAATTTCATCCATGCTCGGTAAATCATCATTCGATTCCACCGCTTGTTGCGTGTGTTGTGTCGATGATGCTTCCACAGGGGATTCAACCTTCGGTTCAGGTTTCGGAGTTTCTTTCTTCACTTCGGAAACAACAGGTGTTTCCTTCGGTGTTTTCATCATTGTTGCAATCGCCTTATCAGGAATCGCTTCGCCTTCCACAGCAGGATACGGAATGATACCATTGAGTTTGAATAATTCATCGAAAATACTCAACGTATCAAAAATCTGTCCACCGCAACTCGCAACATGGTGTTTAATCAACGTCCGTAACGCTACGCTCGGATGTGTTTGTGCTTTCCACCAGTTGTTCACTACGATGTCATCTTGTGGAACATTGAAACGTTTCCTTGAGAGTTTTTCCATCGCTTTCCACCCTTTCTTTCTTAATTTATGAACCAAGTATACCATAAAAAGGATGACAATGCAACCAAAAAGGAAACACCTAGTGGTACATAAGAAAAGAGTAACCATAAAGGTTACTCTAATTCAAACCCGTCATCTTCAACCACAGGTTCTTCTTTTTCTTTCTTAGCACCGACGTGTACCACCGTTGGTTCTAATCCTTTTTGATACGCTCGTTTGAACTCGATTAAAGAATCGAATGTTCCATAAGAATCAATCTTTTCTGGTACATTGTTCACATCAAAGGCTTCTCGTACACGGAAGAATGATTCGTTGTCTGTTAATTGTACTTTTGTAATATACAATGACTTAGAATCTTCCAGAAATTCGTGTACATCCACTTGAATCGTGTCTGTACCCTTTAATCCTTCTGGTACAGATGTGATGTACTGGAAGTCGGTATCATCATCGTTCATGTAAGATACATCAATAATACTTTGTTTTTGAGCCGGTGTTAATCTACCCTTCTCTGTTTCAAATCCACGTACCAATTCTGGTAATAATTGTTTTGATTGATTCTCATTCAAGCGTGTGAACACAGGTTCATTATTTGCATCACGCACGTAAGGATTATAGACACGGATGTTGTTACTATCCATTTTATCAACCCCTATAATAACTGATTCTGACATATCATTATGTGCATCCGCTTTATAAAAGCATAAAATGTCCGCGTTATCAGGAACCCAATCAAGACCACGCTTGTTTGCAACTCGACCATAAGGAAAATCAAAAGTATCTACAATAGATGTAATACTATATTGATTCATTAACCAATCTTCGTACTTTTTCGGTTCACGTACATAGCTTAAATCAATATGTAGTGCTGTATCAAACAAACCTAATTGTTCCGCTGGGTATTGAAGATCCAATGTACCGTGTTTTTGACTCTCGACATAACACCCATCGACATCAATAGGGTTTGTACCGATATAAACATCCATACGCACATCTTCGATTCCCCGTTGTGTCACTTGTTTTTTATTCACACTAATATCCATAATAGAGAATGGTGATTCAAAATCATCACGCATTTCTCGTCCGAAATCATCTTCCGGTATTTCTGTATAACCAATCAACTCTGTCGCATTTTTATCAAAATAATGTTGCACATACAACGGATTTTCTTCAAACGATAATATCACTTGTTGCCCGGCTGTTTTCTGAGAACACCCATTCAAAATCAATTTATGTACCACAGCATCAGAAACACCGTAATCTTGAAATTCTGATTCCACAGTTCTAGTTAATACCCAATCCGTGGTATCATCTTTCGCCCAACTAGATTTCGCGTTCATTTGTTTAGATACCGCAGTTTCCATCATTGTCATAATTTCAGTTGGTGTGTACTTTGGTTTATATACTTTTTCGCTCATAATTCACTCATCCTTTCTACGCTCGCAATCACTTCATCAAAATACGCTTGAATCCCTATTTCTTCAATACGGTCTTTCAATCGTGTAGCTTCTTCTAAAGTATCCCCAGAAGCGATTGGTTCATACCGATACACGTTGGATACAATATCCCTAGTGGATTTATCAACTATAGATAATTCATTTGTTTGGTTATCTAAGACAATCACAAATTGTTTCATAACATCAATCCTTTCTTTATTTCTTTAATGAGATAATAGTATTATTTCTTCTATTGTATCACACTGAAATTAGAAAACACAACAATCACGGCAAGGAATTGCCGAGAAAAATCGTGAAAGGTTGTGAATAAATATGAAAAGAAAAGTAATTCCATTTTGGTCTAAAGAGAATCGTAATTTTAGTAATCTACGTCTGACTCAGTTTGTGGTAGATGGTATTTGGTATTCGTCGGTTGAAATGTATGTGATGTATCAAAAAGCAGTATTATTTAATGATACAACTATCGCAAAGCAAATCCTAGATACCGCTAATTCTAATTCTTATGTGAATCAAACTATCTATAAACGCTTCGGACGACAAGTAAAGAACTTCGACCCTATCGTGTGGGAACGAAAACGTCATGCGATTTTCCTTCGGGGTATTCTTGAAAAGTTCAAACAAAACCCTACTCTACTATCCCGACTAAAAGAAACCAAGGGTTGTATCCTTGCGGAATCGAATCCGTATGATTCGCTTTACGGTATCGGTGTTGACCATACGCATCCGTATGTTCAAGAACCTTCTTTATGGAAAGGGAAAAACTATTGTGGGTTGTATCTGATGATTGTGCGGTATGTATTATGTGATTGTGATTATCCGGATTCCACTTATGGAATCACGCAATCTAAAGATCAGATTGACCGTTTGATTGCGTTCGTGAACCAATACTTGTAAACCGAGTCATTCGACTCGGTTTTTTCACATCGTGGTTCGGATTCCCGAACCGGTGTGGTGTTTGAAATTTATTTTAAGGAGTTGTTTCAATTATGAGAGAGAAAATCACTATCGCCCTTACAGGGCACAGACCATCGAAGTTAGACGGCTACGAGTTGTTCGAATCCGTTACTTCCCAAACGTTACGTCCATATTATAAGAAGATGTACGACCGTTTGGTGCTAGCCATCACCAACGCGTTAGACAAAGCTGAAATCGTTGAATGTCACAGCGGTCTTGCGCTAGGTGCGGATACCGTGTGGGCGTTAGCTATCACAGATATGCAAGAGAAATACCCGACACGCGTGCGTTTCGTAGCCGATATTCCAGATTTTCGTCAATCAAGTTTGTGGAAACCGTTGGATGCCAAACGTTGGTCTTCCCTATTGAATAAAGCACAAACCATCAACACGTATCATATTCAAAATCCGAATAAATCTTATCCGTATATTTTGAATATGCGTAACCTAGGCATGGTAACCCCTTGTGACGTGTTGATTTGTATCTACAATGGAGATACCACTGGTGGAACAGCAAATGCTGTTAAAATCGGTCAAGAACAAAACAAACGATTACTCATTCTTGAACCCGATTCGTTCCGCAGTTAAGGGTGTACATTCGTACACCCTTGTGGTATCATACAAAGATATGACATAAAGAAAGGATTTGATTACATGAACACATTTAAGATTATTACATACACAGACGTGGCTTATTCTTCGTTATTAGAAATGTTAGACGCTATCAGCGGATTAAAAGACATCCAATATCACAATCCAGTGATTGCATACGAAGATAACGTACCTGTCATGATTATTCGCACATCTGATTCATTAGAAACAGTTCAATTAGCGATTGCTTCACATTGTGATGACATTGTGCGCACAATCATAACACAATAAGGAGTGAACTATCGTGAAGTTTAAACCATCAACTAAGTATCAGATACAAGACGCTGAAGAAATGATGTTGTTTCTTCACATGAAACGCAAAAGTGCATCCTGTACCAAAAATAAGAAACAATACAATCGAAAACCAAAACACAAAACCAGCTTATCCTATTAATAAGTTGGTTTTCATTCTATATAAAGGAGAATCGCATTATGAAAAACAACCCACTAAACGAATTGATGAATTATCTAGCACAATGTGATATTAACTATGATTACGATTTTAATGATGATACAATCGTTATCGAATTTGCAGAAAAAGAAAAAGATAGCGTCCACGATGTTGATTTTAAATCTATTGAAATCACATACGACGACCACGTAACCAAACGTTTTACGTTATCGTTTTATACTTATTTCAATAAGAAAGACTATCCTGTATTACCACCTTCACACGTAGTCGAAATGAGTTATACATCTGATTCAACCTATTTAGTGTTGTTAGCAAGTTATCTAAAATCTTATATTAACGCAACAGAAGCTCAATTACACATCATCGACGCTATCAAAACAAACTCACAAGAAAAGGAGTAACTATCATGAAATTACTTTATTCAAAAACCTACAAAAGCTGGCAAGAACTATTGTCAGAATACGCAGATACCATCTTCAAGTCTATGCCAAAGAAACCCTACTCTATCGAAGGGTCTATCATCATCGCATTAGATGTCGCACCTGACAAACGTGCGTGGGTGTATCAAACAACGGTTGAAGAATTGAATCAATTACAAACAGAAGATTCATCGTACACACACATGCGTGCGTATGGTTACAAAATCAACGATGACTATGACATCGTACCAATTCGTTACAACCTTCCTGAATCAAGTTGTGACCTATTCGCTACCCTAAGCAACAAATCTTACTGGCATCAAGTAGCCGTAGAAATTGAGAAACAGATGGAACAAATCCATGCGTTGATGTACGGTCAATCTGTTATCATTGACGAAGAAACAAAAGTTCCTGAAGTTGTCAAAGACAAGAAAAAGATTCACTAACATTACAAATCTAGTAGCCTATAAGGGAATGTGGTGCACATTCCGGTTAGGTGATTGAAAAAATATTAAAAAGACCTTGCAACTCAAGGCAGAAGGAGAAAATGATTATGAACAAAGGATTTTTAGTAGGACGTGTAAGTAAAGAGTTATACATTCGTGACAACCAAGATGGTTCTAAGAAAGTATACATGTCAGTAGCGGTGAATAACCCTTACAAAAACAAAGATGGTAAGCGTGACGCTGAGTTCATCCAAGTAGAAGGATTCATCAAAGCTGGTGCTACAAACACAGTATATGACTACATCAAGAAAGGTTTATTGATTGAAGTTGAATACACACTACACAGTGTATCTTACAAAAACGCAAAAGGCGAAACTGAATACAAACAAATCGCACGCGTTGCTAACATTCAATTATTAGAATCAGCAAAAACTAAATAATAGAAATTAAGGTCTTCCGTCACGGAAGACCTTTTCTTTTTACCCATCCCACGTTACAAATCCAATCGTAAAGGGGTTGTTGGAAACAACCCGGTTTAATGATTGGAAAATAAACTAAATTGCAAACCAAAAGGAGATAAATATCATGTCATACATTATTGATTCAAAAGGAAACATTCACTTTGTAAAATCAACAGAAAGCGTTGTTGCGAAAGCTAAAGAAGCTCGCGAAAAAGAAAAAGACGCTAAATAAGAGATTCCATCCGGAATCTCTTTCTTTTTTATACGCGTGGGTACCCCACGCGAGCATGTTGCTGAATCAAAAATAAGGAGTGTTGTCAAAATGAATTTAGAAAAAGCAATGAAAATCGGTCAAGGTATCGGTACAGTTATGATGTCTATCGCAGGTATCTTCACATATGCAGGTGCGTTAGCGTTAGAAAGAAATATCGTTCCGATAACAGAGTATCTATTATTAGTAATCGTATATGGTGCGTTATTCGCCACAGGTTACATTCTTTATTGCGTCAGCAATCCAAATTATGAACCACAAGTTCATACACAAAAAACAGAATAGGGATTCCCCTATTCTGTTTTTTTTCTTTGTTCCAAATAACGTTTCGCACCATGCAAAATTGGTGTACCTGTATCCACCCAATCCATAGCATTGGCACCTGTTCCGACTGATTTCCCAATAAGCAGAACCACCGCTGTTTCCAGTAACGTATAATGTTCTTCCATTTCTTGAAGCTCTTTTTGAATCAACGCTTGCGAATCCCGTTGTTGATCCAACAATCGCATGTGTTTCTGATTCAAGGCTTGCACATACGTTTCAACAGGAAACACCTTTTGTCGCCAAATATCCTTCATCACATCACACAAACCAGTCCATTTGTCCGTTTGCATCGTAGAATACCCCATTAACTCAGGTACATCCTTGAGTCGCAAACCGACCAATCGTGCTAGAATATACACCACTAACATTTGGTTGGTAGCTGTTCCGTTATCCATTGAGCGTCCGTTTGTATCCATGATTAAACCCCATTTATCAAACGCCTTCTGGAGTAATGGTGATGGAAGTTTAACAGTTGTAAACTCTGGAGTTCCGTCTTCTCTAAACGCTTTGTCGGTTCCGCTTTTTGATTCATCTTCTTGTTTCAGTTCTTCAACCCGTAGGGTTTCTTTTTCTTGTGACACTTCTTGTACGAATCCAAGTGACATAAGCACTTCCGCTTCACTCATTTGTTGTGGATTAGTGACATCTTCATCCACCACTTCTTCGTCTACAGGTGGATTCGTCACAGCAGGTTCGCTGTCATCCACATCCGTAGCTTCAGGAACGTCGTCTTCCCCTTCCGGTTCGTCAGGGTCATCCCCTAACACATCATCCCCTTGTGGTTCCATATTGGTATCATAATCATCTTCCGCTACCGTTGTAGGCACCACTTCGTCTAGCTCATCGGATGGTTCTTCTGTTGTTTCTGGTAGTTCTAGCGTATCACTTGAATCCATTGGTGGTTCTGTTGGTTGTTCCACCACTGGTGGAGTCACAGGTTCCATTCCCGGTAGGTTAATTACCACTGGTTTTAGACGGTTAATGACGTCTAAATTTTCAATATGCTTCTCTTTCTCACTCATCTATCTCACCGCTTTCTCCACTCATTAAATAATTATCGCCACGAGTCAATCCAACTAACGCGTCGAATCCGTTCATAACCGTTTTCTGTAAGGAATCCAACGTAGCCTTCACAGCTTCTTGACCAGCAACAATCTGATTCACACGCTGTTGTTCCGCTGTTGGCAGGTCATAATCACCGTTTTCGTAACGGATTTGACGTTCAATCGCATCTTGTATATACTGATTGATAGTAACACCGTTACGTTTTGACCAGTATTTCAATCGTTCGTGCGTATCCGAGTCTAATCGTAGACTGTATCGGATAGTTTCTTGTTCTTGTGCCATTGATTCACATCCAATCTAAGTTTATTCTTTGAGCCTAGTTTATCAGAAGTTGGTTCATTTTTCAAGAAAGGACATTCCTTCTTAGTCACGTTTTTCGAGGGGTAACTACTGTTACCCTAGGGTAGTATTGGAAAGAAGCCGATTCCGCTTACGCGGGATAAACCATAGGTCTATGACAGTAAACAAAATAAAATTAACCAAGGAGGTGATTGACCATGAGTTGGAGACAAGTCGGTAAAGAAATTGAAGCAGGTAAACAAGATTATCATATTGGAGTAACCTTCGGTGCATGGTTCTTAAAAATCATCTTCGTATGGTTCATCATCGCAGGTGTATTAGCACCATTATCAGACTGGTTGTTAGCTTTAATGCGTCCATTCGGTGGCCCAATCGTTGTTATTCCATTCTTGTTATACATCTGGCTTAAATTTAAGAAATAACCATTCAAGCACCCTAAACGGGTGCTTTTCTTTTTTTACATTCGTAAAAAAAGCGAGTCATAAATTGAAATAAAAAACTGAAAGGAGTTGTTCACAGTGGGGCAACGATTGATTATTAGAAACTATGTAAAAGGTACGGTCAGTAACGCGATTTACTATCACAATAGTGCGTATACAGTCACAGCGATTCAGGAAATGCAGAATTTGCTAAAATCGGTATATCAATACATGAACCATCAAAAAGAAATACCACTCACCGAAACAGCATTACGTCAACGATTCGACGTGGCGTGCTTTGAAGCAGTATCCGGGGTTGCAGTAGACCATCTGATGTCACTCAATTATATCAAACCACTACTCTATCATTCGATTGACCAAACAAAAGCAAATCGTGGTCTAGGATTGATTGCGTACGATATAACCGATATTGACTTCTTTAACGAAGTCGGTGAGCATTTCGTGAATATCTACTGGCAGTTTGACGAATACGGTCATGTAGACATCACAAAAACAACCTTTGATTTCTTTGTGATTTATAAATTCACGAAAGAAGAATTACGTGAGAACTGGAACATGAAACCAAAAGATTTCAAACAGTTAAAAGCAACACCACATCGTATCACGTTACGTAACGTACACATCGACACATTAGACGAATATTTAGATGAATTAGTCCATATCGACTATACGAATAAACACGATGTATGGTACGACGATGAAACCAAAGAATACTTTGGCATCATTAGTTGGTAACAAAGCGAACATCTCTACAGAGATGTTCTTTTTTATACTATAATAAACCAAAATACAAAACTAGAAAGGATGACTACTCATGTCTACATTCCATCATAACTCAGGGTTCGTTATCGCACCTAAAGGTCTGAAACAAGGGGATGTTTACAAACCTTTGAAGGATAACACAGTTGTTACCCAATACGCATACCTATTCGGAGTCCTTCGTCGTTACGTGGCGTTGTGTCAAAAGTGGGCACCGTTCACCGAACGCAAACTCACACCAGCGGATTGGACACGTCTTCAACAGTTCACAAGTAACTACACCATTTATGGTATCGACGCGGATTTCAATGATGAATCATCGCGTGACCCACGTTATTGTGAGCACACCGCTGAAGTTGTGATTCATGAAGAAATGCAACTAGAAGATATGCTTCACTATGCCCTATTGTCCATGGAACAACGCCATGATTTAAAAGACCAAGCAACTGGAACAGAATGGTATTATGAACACGAACATGAAATTAGCGATAAATACCTTGCGATGAAAAATGCCATGTATACCGTCTTTGCTATGGATAGTTCTAAGTTATTAGATAAGCGTTACAATGAGTTGTTTCGTGACTATCCAGACTTGCTAGAAGTGTTGATTCACCAAAAACCAGAAGTCTTCATCCCACATTTCATGAATGATGAAGCGGAAACAGGTCTTAGTACTCACGTTGCACGCATGTTCCGTCCAGAAGATGCAGAATACGTCTTCCCTTCTGTCACAAAAGAAGAATCACAAATGGTGTTTTACGGTTACATCGGTAACAAGAATCTAACACATAACGTCGGTCACGCTTTATTGTTAAATCAACACTTTACTTCACCATATCAACGAGCGTTATTTGAGAATCACCCAGACGAACACTTATTCCGATTCGCACTTGAACAACGCAACAATCCAGAACTCAGATACGAAGCGATTGCTCATGTGGACGATTTCGTTCGTTCAGATTATGTTCATGACGAAGACGAAAAGTTACGTGAACAAATCGTTCACTTTTCAGGCGCTTTAGTCCAAAAACAATTCATCAATGATCCGTCCGTGAACGTCCGGAGTCGTCTAGCGCTTGAGTTTACAGATGAACGCATCGGGAAATCTATGATTTACGACAAAGATGTGGAAGTGCGTAAAAATCTAGCGTATCATGAATCATTACATGAAAGATTGATTTATGATACTGACCCAGAAGTAATTCAAATGATTGCTTACACGTCTAGTGATAAAGAGTTATTAAAATCATTAACGCACTATGCAAATTTCAAAGTATCAAAAACAGCTCAAGAATCTCTTGATTACTTAGAAAGTCCACATTACCCCGATAAGAACCTTCGTGCGTTCGTACCAGATGACAACGACGATTACGATTATGAGTAAAACAACAACAGATGAATCCAACAACGAGTTCATCTGTTTTTATGCTTTGTGTGACCACAAAGCGAGTGTTTGATTAAAAAAAATATTAAGAAAAGGAAGTGTCAACAATGAAAATCTCATGCTATACAGACGGGTCATTCCGTGATGGAATCCCTTATTACGGTGGTTCTTGTATCATCTTCGACGGTAAACGTCATATCGGTACATGGAAAGGTGCTTCTAAGAAACCTGAGTTCTTAGAATCAAGAAACATCGCTGGTGAATGTATCGCTGTTGTTCAAGGATTGAAAACTGTTATGAATAAATTCCCTAAAGCAACAGACATCACACTCTACTATGATTTAGAACACGTAGGTAAATGGTGTACTGGTGAATATAAAGCAAAGAAACCTGTATCCAAATGGATGTTACAAGAAATCCAAACATTATTAGCGCAACATCCACAACTAACAATTACTTTCAAAAACATCAAAGGTCATTCTGGTGTTGCAGGTAATGAAACAGCCGATGATGTGGCGTATGAAGCGGTACTATATGCCAAAGAAAACGGCCCGTTCCAAACAACATCATGGTTGAATATTTAAAAAAGCAGAATCCTTCGGGGTTCTCTTTTTTTATCCATTCACGATACAAGGTATTGTATCGAGTGGTTGGATGAAAAATACGAAGGAGTTGATAGTTTATGACTACTATACACGGAGATATTACACACATCACAAAAGGTGTCATTATGCACCAAGTAAATTGCCAAAATGTCATGGGTGCCGGTGTCGCTAAAGCATTATACACTGTATACCCTATTGTGAAACAAGCATACCATGCCTATTGCAACCGTACACCTAACGCGCATGAGCGTTTAGGCTACTGTCAAGCTCTTAGAATTACAGATGATTTATACATCGTTAATAGCTTCAGTCAATTTGACTTTGGACGTAAGAATATTTGTTATACAAATATGGATTTACTCAAGTTGAATTTGACAAAAGCTAGTCAATTTGCACAAGAGTTAGGACTACCTTTGTACGTACCAGCACGTATTGGATGTGGTCTTGCAGGCGGTGATTGGTCAGCATTGAAGCCATTCATTGATAGATTAGAAAATGTCATTATAGTGGATAACCAATAAAAGGAGTTGATAGTTATGTTTCGAAGATTTGGCTGTTTAATCAATTTACTAATAAGTTTCTTGAGTTGGCTTATCACTTATTATTTCTTAATTAAACCATTTCTATAAACTTTTATAACACAGAAAGGTGTGTTTCAAATTATGAACCAAAATCTCAAAGGATACACATGGATTCCTGACTGGTTTTACGACGAAAATGAGTGTAAACCCGGAACCATTCTTAAACCTACTTATTTTTTAACTGAACAATATAGTGTGTATTTGACACTATCTGACGTATTTAACCATACTTTTAGAACAACAACCGATAGTTTAGAAGAACTGAAAACACGACATATTTTAGAAGTGGAAATTCAAAGTAAAATCCACCCTACTCTCTCAAATGATTCTCGTGTTATCATCCATAAATCACGAATCATTCGCGAACTCAAGCAAGCGGATATACTATCGGAACTTACCAAATCAGCAACAAATCAAAAGTTCGATTCAAATTTACTGATTTACTTGTTGTTAAAATACCCTGAAACACAGATTGCACCATCTTTTATTTACCTATTCCCAGAACAAACACAAATGAGTTTATTGATTCTAGCAAATCCAAGAATAAGCAGATTATTGATACAATCACCGTATCCATCGGTACGAGCGCGATTGATTCAACGTCGAATCCTATCTGACACTAAACTAGACACATTTGTGTCTGACCCTAGTATCGAAGTTCGTACCACCCTCGCTGAATACGGAACGGATTCACATCGCAAACAACTCGCTGAAAGCAAAGACCCGTCTACACGATTGGCGGTTCTTCCGTATGCTAACAGTGAATTGATTGATACGATACTTGAAACCGAAACAGACGCATCCGTTCTGGTTTATATCTATCAAATCGCAAAAACAAAGCAACAAAAACAACAAGCAAAAACACGTTTAAAAACCTTATACAACGTGACTATTACCAGTCAACACTTATTACCACCGCAAACCTAACAACTAAGAAAGGAGTTCTTACTCATGAACATTAAAATCAAAGCCTACAAAGCCTTTAACAAAGATTTAACCTGTAATGATTTTCAATACGAAGTCGGTCAAACCTATCAGTCAGACGAACCATTACAGTTATACCACAGTGGATTCCACGCGTGTACCACGCTATCGGATGTGTTCTTTTACTACAATGTGCTCACTACCCCACGATTATGTGAAGTGGAGTTGTTAGGTGACATCCAAGGGTCAAATGCAGATATAAAAAGTGTTCTCGTCACGAACAAAATCAAAATCGTGCGTGAATTGAAACAAAAAGAAGTGAAACAATTAGTCCTTCAATCCATCCATGAAGGCAAACCAAATCGTAAACTTCTTCTCTATCTCATGGTGAAGTATCCGCGAACCAAAATGGATCCGCAAATCTTATTAAACCTACCCGAAGTGGAACAATCATGGATTGCTACATGGACAAAACCGCACTATCAAATGATACTGATTCACAGTAAGTATCCATACGTGCGTGAAACACTCGCTCGTAGCAAAGATAAACGCATCCAAGACCTATTGTTACACGATGAGAACTTTATCGTGTTGAACACGCTGGCTAAATACGGACAAGATTCCCATCGTAAAGTCTTAGCGAAACACCCAGACCCTTACATCCGTCTAGCGGTTATCAAATACGGGAACACAAAGGTGATTGATATTATGTTAGACACTGAAGAAGATTCAAATGTCCTATTTGCGATTGTTCAACTAGGAACAGAAAAACAAAAGAAAAAAGCCAAACAGAAACTGAAAGACCTGTTTGGTATCGACCTTGACAAAGAAAGGAGTGACGCTGAATGAAAGCATATAAAGCCTTTAACCCTGACATGACCTGTCGGGGTTTTCAATATGAAATCGGACAGACGTATGAAATGGAAGAAGAACCAATAAAATGCCGGTGGGGATTCCATGCCTGTCTGGAATTACATGATGTATTACGTTACTACCCTGTTGAAGACAAACCCCGTATTTGCGAAGTCGAAATCCTAGGTGACATCAGCAAAGATGATTACAAAGTCGCAACGAACAAAATCAAAATCGTTCGTGAACTCACGAAGAAAGAACTCGTTGACGTTGCGATGCAATACATTCACACAAACCATCGCGCAAAGCAAATGCTTCTCGCATACGTGCTCGTCAAATACCCAAGTATCACTATCTCAGATGAAGATTTGTTCGACCTTCCATGGTGGATACAATCCATACTGGTAGAATTTGGTTCGAATAAACTTCGCAAGCGCTTAGTCAACAGTCCACATGTGCATGTAAAAGCAGACCTAGTTTATTTCGGAACAGATGAAATGGTTGAAGAGTTACTGGCAACTAAAAATTGGCAAATTCGTCAACGAATCGCCTACTCTGGTAAGAGAAAGCATCGTCGTCTACTTGTCAACGACCCATCACCAACCATCCGTATCCTAGTGGTGTATCACGGTACATCGAAAGACATTGACGCGATTCTTGAACACGAAACTGATAAAGAAGTACTGTTCCGTATTCGTAATCAAGGAAACAATAAACAAAAGAAATTAGCAGAACAAAAATTAAAGAAATATCATAATATAGATGTAAAAGAAGGAGTGAACTATTATGAAGGCTTATAAAGCGTTCAATCCAGATATGACATGCCGTGGATTCCAATATGAAGTTGGACAAACATACGAAATGGACGAAGAACCACGAATTTGTCACACAGGTTTCCATGCGTGTCACTATATTGAAGATATATTACGTTTCTATTTACCATACGAAAAACCAATTATTTGTGAAGTAGAATTGTTAGGTGATATAGCTTACGACATAAAAGGCATCAAAATGTCTACAAACAAAATCCGTATCGTTCGCAAATTAACACGTCAAGAAATGATTGATTATACGACATATTATTATAATAATACACAGAAACCACGTGCGTACTTATTAGTCGCGTATTGTTTGATGAAATACAATAAAATCAACCTACCTGACTACATCGTGGAATCTATACCCAATTATATAAAAGTGAACTTAACAAACTTCGGGCCAAAAAGCATCATCCCACAGTTGGTTCGTGTGGCTGACACAGATACAAAAATGTGTATGATTCGAGATGCACATGCCTATGAAACGAAAAATAAACAAATAGTGACTCAATTATTGAAAAAAGAACCGGCTAGAATGGTTCAATTTACTTTAACACACTATGAAAAACTCAAATAAAGAAAGGACGTGAATCATCATGGTATACAATCCTGATTTAAACAACCAACGATTCTTTGACTATGTTCACGAACTGGTCAAAGATATACAAAAATCCACAAAAAGATTCTTGATTCAGTGCCTAAGTACACCTGAATCAAACAATCCGTTCATGTTTCGTATCGACAATGAAGACATCTACTACCCTGTTTACCAACACATCGGTATGGAATCAACCGCACAAGAAACGCTCTACCAAATCCGTAAGCAATTAGAAGACACGATTGAGCTGTATCGAAACACACAACCTATCTTACAATTCATAAAACAAGCCTATCCGGAACTCAAAGAACCAACAGTACTCACTCGTTACTTCGATGAACGTACAAGAAAGCATGTGAACACACCAGCGTTCATGTTTAGTGTTATCGGTCATTATCACAATGAAGTATCCTTTATCTTGACTCAAGATAAACTTCTCGCCTATACAAAAACATCGTTATATGACAACGAGAACAATTATGATGTCATGTACTCTGAATCCACGATTCTAATCCAAGACATCCATCAACCGTCAGACATCACAGACCTTGCGATTAACGTGTTGATGAAAGACGCAACGTATCAACTTAGAAAACACTTTGGTATCGAAGGCGTTGATTACTAATAGAAAGGACGTGATTCACTCATGAATCCACAACAAGAAACAAACCCAGCATTAGCACCTGATTACAAGCAGAAACTAATCAAATTGAGCAAGCATCCTGAATTAGTTGGTCTGGCTTATGAATTTTTACGTGATAATGATTACACTGGAACCAACCTAGTGTGCTACGACGGTTTTGAAGCCTTTGGTGAGCACTGTTTCGATACGTATATCTCACCGATGCTACCCGATTCACACGGTCTACCAGTGGAATGTATCAATTTTGCTATCCTAGGTGAGCATTACACCAACGGTGAAGAAACACTCGTGTTACGCACCGATGATGAAAAAGTACTCGTATTCGAAACAGCAGACTGTACCCCGTTTAATGAATAGAAAGGAAGGAATCACCTATGCCAACATTTAACATTGAAATTAAAGAAGTATTAAAAAGAACTGTTGAGATTGAAGCAGAATCAGTAGACGAAGCTATCAATATTGCTGAAGATATGTACAATGATGCAGAAATCGTCCTAGATGCGGACGACTACGCGTACACGGATATTAAAGAAGAACAAGTAGATTAAAAGGAGTACTCACATGAATAAAGAAGATTTACAAGACTTCGAAAAACAAGTTCGTATCGAACTTCGTAAAAAGCTCGATATGAATGACCATACAGGAATCGTAGTCACTACTACTGATACACCAAATCCAAGAATCTGGATTCGATTCTTCATGCTCTTTTTTATGTTTGAGAAAGAATATCTCATCGGAGAACAAACACCACAACAAATCGTTGCTCGATTCTCGTATGACTTATCCGAAGAACTATGTAACACAATCTACAAAAAGGAGTGATGATTGATGTCTATCACAACAAAAGAACAATTAAATGATTTTCGTTATAAAATCATCAAAATCCTTCAGCGACGTACCTATCGAAGCAACTGGAAACATTTAAGTGTCACCACCACTAGCTTATCACCAGCAAAAATCAAGATTCAATTTGTTGATGTATACCAAAAAGAGTATCTCATCGACACTCAAACACCCGAAGAAATTGCGTATGATTTTGAACGAAACCTATTTGAAGAACTCTATAAATTATACAGAAAAGGAGTTATCCCAAATGACTGTAACCATTAACCAACTCTCGCATACAGTGAATCGGTATGCGACGATGTATCACTTGCATACAGAATTAGAAGAACTATCTGAAAACATGTTAGCTATTACCTACATCGACAAAACCACACATTTCAAATTCAAACAAGTCATTGATTACTTAGACGCACCAACAGATGAATCCATCATCCGACGCGTACAATTCGATGTGGACAAAGCGATGCTCTTATGGAAACAAACCAAACACATCATTACGGATCTGATTGACCTGTTTCCAAGTGTGTTGAAACAACCAATCATGATTCTTGATTCGTATCGCAACGAATTGACGCATCAATGGATTCAAAATTATAATTTCCGTTTCCAAGTCAAAGAAGAAGACAAAGATATGCACAACAAAGTTGAACTTATCTTAACTGACTCACGACTCATCGCGGTGACTCGCACTATCGAACATCCCGGCGTAGCTGGTAGTCCGATTCATTATGAACAAGAGCGTATTGCACTTGAGTCTATCGAGAGTCCAAAACATATCGAAGCTCTTGTTTACCAAGTGTTAATCAACGATTTACACTATCGCAATAAGCTCGATTTTAAAGACCTTATCAAATAAAGAAAGAAGGTAACACAAATGAACCAAACAGAATTAAAAGAACTGTTGTACAAAATCATCCCGAATCGATTCAAATTTCGAATCAAACTTCTAAAAGAAAACAATTTCGATATTGCGATTCATCAAGTAACTACCATGGAATTTCATGTAGACCTTGTATTGAATCAAGAAACTATCGAAGAACAAATCAACTATGTCAAAAGCGAAATCATCCACGCGTTGGTATTCTACAAAGCACATCAATACCAATTAGCAGATGAATTGAAAGGATTTACGCAATTCGCCTTCGATGGTATCCATGTGCATCACACACCGTCTACCGGTGAACGATTCATCTGGTTTGTAGCCAAGCGTCCGAATGACGAAAAGTACACCAGTGTGAAAATCTATGATGATGAAACACATATCGAACACAATACGTCGATTCACATCAAGAAACACAAAGAAGAAACGTATCGTTTGTTCGATGTTATTTACTACCAAGGTGAAATCGGACGACTCATGAAAACATCATTAACATTGAAAGGTACAAAACACCACTTTACATCCATCGCTGGATACGTTCCGAAAGAAGAATTGTCACGCATCCAACGAAATCAGATTCCTATCTTCAACATCGGAGATAAGGTTATCATCCATGATATTCCAAACCAAGAAAAGAACACTTATCCATTAGGCTGGACGGAACATGATAATTATGTTTCACGCTATAATGAACCACATGTCATTACAGACATGATGTTTAACACCAAATTAAACATCCCATCTTACAAAATTGATAATGCGTTCTGGTTCCTACCATACCACCTAGAAAAAATCACAGCAAAGGACTGATAAAATTATGCCAACATTAAACGACCCAACTATTGTATCAAGTCGCAATTACTATCCATTCATCACGATGTTAGCGGATAGATTCGAAGATGTATTAAGATATGTGACTAAAGATGACTTCTTCGTTAAATACGTGGATGCACAACCCTTGATTAAGAATCAAGATGTTAAAGTCATCATCACTCACCGTACAGATTCAACAGTGAAAGAATCATCTGAAAACATGATTCGTACACTCTCTCGTTATGTTTACGAACAACTATTAAATCAATACCACGATTGCAACAACATCGAACACATCAATGTTGACATCGTGCTTGAAAAACGACAAGACACAAGCAAAGAAGAAGTTATACTATTCTCACACAAAGGTCAAAAACCAACATTAGAGTACAATGTCGATACAGCAACAAATGAAGACGGTCTTCGTTTCAGTTTCATCTTAGGATACAACGCACAACGCAAAAAGTGGTATCTCGATGAACACACAAAAGAACGTATCGAAGAATACAACGAGTGGTTCAACAACTACCCTGTCGATTTCGCAACCGCGAAACTGATTTCCGAAGCGAAACAACTGTATGAATACAGCAAATGGTAATCCACTATCCCATAAACAAAGGAGTGAAAAAATATGCCAACGTTAAATGATCCAACAAGTATCCAAAATCACTTATATTACGCATTTATCACCAATCTAGCAAACAAAATCGATTCCGTATTACGCACCATCACGGAGAACGACATCTTTATTAGTTATGTCGATTGTCAACCAATTATTCCGTTTCAAGATGTCGAAATACAAATCACGAATCGTGAAGGTGTATCCGTCACGGAAGAAACAGAAAACCTAGTACGTTCGATTTGTGCGTATCTCTATAACAATGAAGTGAAAAGTTACGAACGTATGAATTATACAAATTGTAAGGGTATTTACATCAATATCTTGTTAACCAACACGAATCCAAAATCGGTAGCCGTGAATACTGAAGTTTTCACTACGGAAAATGAAAAACCAGCATTAAACTACCATGTACCTTCAAACTCAAACACAGACGAAGAAGACCTTCGTTACAAATTTATCGTAGGCTACTACCCTAACGAAAAAGGATGGTCTTTAGACGACCACACGAAGGAATACATTGAAGATTACAATGAATGGTTCACAACAAGTACGATTGATGTTGCAACCGCTCAACTCATTTCTAGTGCAAAACAATTAGTTGAAAGGATTTAATCACTTATGGATAAACCTACCATCAAACTAAAAACACTGTACTTCAACGAAGCTGATTATAATTTTTATCAAGTACTTGAAGTCCCTAATCCGAATGGAACAACAGTGCAGTATCGTGTCAAAATCATTTGTACTGAATTTACACCACACAAAGAAAAGATTCTATCGATTCTAACAACAGTGTTCAACGACACGATTCACCCACTTGTTTCGAAAACCTATGACTTATCTCAGAAACAAGAAAACACACTCACGTTCTATCCAGAATTGTTAGTTGTGAATGAAGCCAAAGATTGGTCACTATCTGGTATCGAGTTTCGATTAGACCACAACACCATCAAGCTACAAGTCACAAGAGAAAAAGCGTACATTCGATACGAAACATCGAACTGTATCAAAGAACCGTCGCTCGTTGCTTCAGACCAACGTTACATAGACGGTTCATACGTGATTATCAAAGTGGATACTCGAAACCCTGTCGGTGATGTATACAGAGTCGCTTACAAATATTGCATGTCTGTCGCGAAATCCCCTAGAGCTATCCTAGAAGGAATCGACGACATCTTTGTGTTACATTGCAAGCACATGTTGTTATAGTTAAATAATATAAACAGCGGGCAAGCCCGCCTATGGATTGATTGAAAGAAAATACAATCAATAAAAGGTGGTTATTATTATGTACGCACTATTTGAAGTCATTACTAAATCAGGAGAATGTATCGAAGTTGAAGCCTTAACTGAAGGCGATGCTATGAGTCAAGTTGGACTCATGACCGACGAACCTATTGTCTTCGTAACTTTCTTATACTGGATTTAATCGCGTAGAACCCTAATCGGGTTCTACTTTTTTTAATTGCGAGCAAGCTCGCCGATGGTTTAATTGAAGAAAATAAAATTAAAGGAAGTGTATCATCATGACAAAAGTATATTACATTGTAGATAAATCAAAATTGCAAGAGTTCCCATTCCAAATAGGTAAAACATATAACCAAGAATGGTTACAAGAAAACTTCGAAAAACACTTTGGTACTGGTCTTGTTTGTTACGCTGATGATAACCACGAAACGCAACATTTCAGTGGGCCAGCAACCATCGTAGACGCTTTAAATACAGTGGACGAAGAAATGAAACATTGTGTGTTACTTGTATGTAAAGTAACTGGTAATGACGAACCATTCTACTTCGGTATCGACACATTCAACCACGGACTAGAACTAGCTGTCCTAAGTGGTCATGAATTTAATTCTGTCCAAGAATTGTACTAATTATTATAAAACTAAAAAGGAAGTGTTACATCATGAAAACATACATCATTTACACAATCGACCGTTGCTTATTCATCCATGCTGAATTTATCGAAAAAGCAATCGAACTAGGTCAAAAGAATTTCAAATCACAATTCGTTGGTGTTCTTCCATATAACGGAACTAAACCAATGCCGATTACAGTTTTAGACTAAGAAAAGTGCTTGCAAAGCAAGCCGATTGATTGACTGGAAGTAAAAAGAGAATTGTCATAAGGAGTGAACAAACATGTACAACGTTACAATCATCATGTCAAATGGTAAAGAATTTCAGTTCGTTACAGATAACAAATCGAAAGAACACGAATACCTATTTTGCCATGAAAATAATCAACCTTATTGGATTCCTGTTGGCGATGATGGAATTTATGTAAATCCAATGCACATCGTCTATGCGGAATTTAAAGTAATCAACAAATAATCAATTCAATAAAAGGAGAAAACCATCATGAAACTATACAAATTCAACATCCATACAAACGACGGAATCGCAACAGTTGTTGCTCAAACTAAATTAGACGCTTACGAAATTGCACTAGGAATCTGGACGGACGTTCAAGAAGTGGAATACGCAGGTATCGCTTAAAAAGTACTCATTACGAGTACTTTCTTTTTTTAACGTTGCACACACTGGTAGCATCTTCGAAGCACCCTTGTTCCACCCGTGGAATATCCCCGTGCCGACGCACACGTAAAGTGCAATCGCTTGTAAGGTTAATAACCGACAACCATCCGCTCGCTCAGACATATTTTCGCACCAACCCATCACGAAACAAAAATATGTCTGAGGCTCGCTTATCGACCATACTCGATTATTAACCTTGCAATCAGAATCCGTCACTCGTCTGCGACTTCGTAACGGATCCACACACTGGGCACCGAATCTGCTTCTCACTCTTACGAATCACTGGATGTCATCGACATAGGCTCGTACAGAAGCAGAACCGGTTATCAATCACTTATATCCGTTTGGATAAGTCGCCCTACGTGCCGGTACGGGGATATTCTGTTTCCACCATCGCATCATCCGTTCGCTTCCAGCTTTCGCATCACCAACGTTCCATCGTGTACCCACCGTGGGTACCC